GAACACGCAGTAGTTATGAGATTAATGAAAGCAATACTTAACTAAACAATGCGCCGTTAGCTCAATGGATAGAGCAGTCGTTTTCTAGGCGATAGGTTGAGGGTTCAAGTCCTTCACGGCGCGCCAATTATCATGAGGTATTACATGGCTAATAAACTATTATCAATCACAGTTCAAGGTAAACATAATAAATACTCGTTTAACTTCTATGGCGACACTAAACACATAGAGAACTGGCGCAACGAAGGCTTTGAGATTGACGAGATAGTAAACACGATACCAACATGGATTGTTGACTTGGGCTTAACTAAAGTTTGGTGCAAATTGCAGGATTGGTTTAATTTTAAGCTATGAGAGCGTTTAAACATTTAGACGGCTCGCCTAAAACTCATGCTAGACCACGCATTTGTAAAGAGTGTAGAAAGTGGGTTGGCTGCGGTTGCTTCTTGCCGTTTCGTGTTGATAGAAAATTAAAGCAGCTATATAAAAAATACGTGATGCCAATTATCCGAAAAGACATTCAAGCTAATCGTATGCGTAGATAATTTAAGATTATTTACTTTTATTTGCAAAAATAGTTTGCATTTTATTTTAAACTGTTTTATAGTTACTACATCAACAACGCAAACGGGAAAATAAAATGACACATTTAGAAATTTCAAAAATTAAAGAAAACAATACAGAAGTTATTGAATTAATTCTTTGGCAAGCAAAACGTGACGGTGATAGCTTTGTTATTGCTGAATGTAAAAAATTATTAAATATAAAATAATGCTTCGCTTTATTATCATTGACGAGTTTGGTGGCAGGCTTCGTGCCTTTGCTACTAAACGTGAAGCAAAGCAGTTTATACGCAATAAACGTGGGTGCATTGTGTTAGAGATTAGTATTTTTGATGTAAGTGAAGAGTGTTTATTTTAATTGGAGAAATAAAAATGCACACAATATATTATGCAAGCAAAGAATTTAATAACGGCTTTAAAAAAGCAGAAATTAAAAAAACAGCAGATGCTTTGTATGTAATAAAAACATGGATTGAATCAGGCGTTAATAACAATAATGTAAAAATCCAAAATACAGAAAATCAAAGCCTTGCTTTTCATATTGCTAATAAATTCTTAAATTAAATTAATCATGACTGATTACAAAAACCATCAACCAGCTACCGAGCTATCAACTGCAGATAAAGTAGGTATTGCTGCTTTATGCTTGCCTATTATCTGTGTGATTATTCTTAACTTACTTTGAGGTGAATATGTATAACGTAACTAAAGACCCAGAAGCGCTCAATATCAAAGATGCTATTCAAGCAATGTTGTTACAGCAACCTTTAACACCAAAAGAAGTGCAAGACATTCTAGGGTTAGACAAAACGCAGACTACCAATTATTTCACTTCACTAAAAAAACAAGGATTAATCGGCTGGCATGAGAGCTTTAATACTGGCCACGTAGCACGTAGAAAATATATTGCTTACAAAAACAAGCCTAAATTTAGCGAGATTATCAATCAGCGTTTAGCTGGTAGACAGCAAGTGGCAAACGACAAGCGAGAGCAAAAACGCCAAGAAGTTAGCAGAGCAAAGAAAAATCCAAACGTATCAATGGTTGTCAGCATTGACGACTATCACACTAAATCAACCCGCAGCCATAAACATGAATGGCGTGGCTATAACTCAATGAATGGACTTTAACATGGTTACCAAAGACGAAGAAACCGCGTTACAAAGCGATAATAAACATTTCATGGATGATGATTCCAACGAGTACGAGAAAATGGCTGTAATCATGTTCTACGTGGCGGTAGTGTGCATTATTGCACTATTCTTTTTGATAAGTATGCAATGTTATGGATAAAGACTATCCATTATTAACGGTTTATGTTGTAGCTGCTAGTTGCATGGTGGCTGTGATGATACTAGGTCAATGGTATGACGCATTAACACATGAGCCAAAAATTGAGCATGTGCCATGTAGCGTTACGATTGAAAACATGGCGCGTAAATTAAACGTGACTTTATTAGATATGTGTACTTTGGAGAGATAGGATGACTAAGTGGTTTGACATTAAAACTAATCCACCAAAACGTAGCGGCGAATACCTTGTTCACATGGTTTGTGAAGATGATAAAGATGATGACTTAATTGATGTTGATTTATATTTTGCAGACACAAAAGAATGGGCTAGTAATTGGTTTGGAGTTAAACCTAAACAATGGACTTATTGCCCAAAGCCTAAAGGTTACGTTGGTCAAAAGTATAAATTTAAATTAAAGGCTAAACAATTATGAAACCAATACAAAAAGGCATGACCACAGCCGTAACTCGTGGTGAATTAGAAGCTGCAAAACGTGAAGGTCGTGCGCCTGTTGCAGATGTAACACAATTAACTTGGTTTGATGTTGATACCAAAGACGTGCCGTGCATAGCTGGAGTATTTGGTAATCATTTGGAAACTTGGTACGAAAATGGTACATATAAATACAACAGTTTAGCAAAGCAAGACATCTTCGCCCTACCTGAATATGAGTATCAGTGGATTGTGCAGTATGACGACGGTAGTTTTGATATGACCAGTTACTATAAAACTAAAGAAGAAGCGGCATATGAATATTCCGCAAAAGTCATAGAACCCTACGAACCATCAAAGAGAGAGGTGGAGCTGATATGACTATGGCAACATCTATTTTATTTTGTTTTATTTTCTTTTGCGCTGGAGTTTTAGTCGGTATTATTTTGGAGATTAAAAATGACTAAATTTGAATGGGTACAACGTGCAAGAATGCACTTTGCTAAAAGAACACAACATTACAACCATGATTGGGAAGATATTGCGGAAACTACTTACGAAGAAATGCACGATTATTTTCCAGAAGAACCTGAAGATGCCGCCGATGAGACTATTGGTTGCTGGGATTAAACCATGACACAAAAACACAAACACGCTGATGTGCTTATTGCAATTGCGGAAGGTAGAGAGGTGGAGTGATTATGAGTGACCCAGCGTACCCAAGAGATTTTTTCGATGAAATGTTGAGCGAAAATAGTCCATACGCTTTTTATATATTTCAGTGGGCTAATTATCAAAGTAAAGAATTTGATGGCGCAAGACGTTATCGTTTGAAAATGTTACACGACATTAAACTGTTTGACGGTACTGTGTATGAGCAATGCTATCCAAATGCTGATTCTTTTCACTGTAAAAATAAAATCGTTAAAGATAATGAAGTTGAATTTATCCGCATTAGTCGCAAACAACACTTCCATGAATGGCAACACCCACAAGATTTAAAGGATTAAACCATGAACCAACAAGACAAAATCGAGTTAAGCAAGCGCGTTGCTGAAAAGCTTGGGATAGATGCGAGTATTAGTAATACCTATGAAGATAGGTATTTAGAGAATGGGCATTATCAATATGAAGAAGTTACCAATACAACTTGGCTTGCAGATGACGATGCTCGGTGCTTTAGACTAATGATTGATTACGGGATTACATTAAATGGTAGTTTTTGTGGTAGATTTATTTACGCAAACAATCCAGATAATGAAATTGATATAACAGAATTTACTGATGTTTACGAAGCCACTCGCATTGCAATCTTAAAATGTTTGGAGAATATGGAATGAGTAATTGGCAAGCAATAAAAGAAAACCTACACGGATGTAGTAACCATTCATGTGTGATTAAAAAACCTGTCGGTATGGGCACTAATGGGCAGTGCCACTGCCTTGATGACAGAATAAAACTGCAAAAATTTGCATATATTCGCAACGAAGAAATTAAACACCAACAATCACGTATTGATGCACTTGAAGCGCAAGTGGCAGAGGCTAAAGCAAAACTTTCTAATTGGAAGCCAACGGAAAAAGAAATTGCAAATTACGCAAGCGTGGAAGAATTATATCTATTTGCCAGTGAAAGTGACTTAATGAGCATTGCTATTGGTATTTTAGAGTTAGTGCAAATTAAAATTAATGGCAGTTGAAGCCCTCACGCGCATTAAACAATTACAGGAAGGTGATAAATTATGAAACTATTAAAACTACGCAAGATATTTGCTAAAGAATCACTCTGTCGCGCACGTAAACGCATCAAGGAGCGTTTAAATCAATCAGCCAATGCTATGATATACGATAGAGTTTTTTATGAAGGCACAGACGGATATTTAAGAGATAGGAATTGTTATGGCAAGTGATGGCGGAAAAGGTAGCAGACAAAGACCAACGTTTGATCAAGAACGGTTTGAATTAAATTTCGACCTAATCTTTAGAAGTAAGGAAAAAAAGTTTGACCAAACTGTGAATAATGGTGAGTTGCTAGATGAGTTAAAGGAAAGTAGTAAAGATGAGCGATGATTGCGATATGGCACAAATCCAGATAGAGAATAACGAAAACCGCAGTATTGCTTATGCAAGTATTGAGGCTAACAAACCTATTCAGTTAAGTGATGTGTGTTTATTCTGTGGAGAAAGTACTGTTGATGGTAGGCGCTGGTGTGATAAGTTTTGTGCAACAGAGTATGAAAAAAGACAGGCATTAAAACGATAAAAAATCCCCTAGCTTATCTCTATATTAGCAGTCTATTGGCTAGGGGTTATCACTAAGGGAGTGATTGAGGCTACATCATTGGAGAGGATGTAGATTTAACTTTAATGATAATTTCTCTCTAAGTCAAGAATATATTTGCCTAACTTTTCAGCATTATCACGATTTAGGCATATTCCACCGTCATTTTGTGGTATCACTTGCAGATGTGGTTTTGTCGGCTTTACCATCTGAGGCTGACACGCCGCTACCGAACTTATCAGCAAACCACTGAGCAGGATTTTCACTAAGTTTGTCATGCTCATTTTGAGCCTTTCTAAAGCTAATCGCTTGCAGTAGCTTTTCAAATAGACGCAGGATGATTTCTAGCGTTTTCATTTTTTCAATTGCTTAGTACGCCATGCAGACCATACTAAACCGCCAATAGTGAGAACCGCACCTGTGACAGCCTCTACTGCGCCAGATACGGCATCAGGTTCGATGTAACCTTTAGTAACCAAGATTGCGCCCAAAGCAGTTAAGCCGTGACGAATGATAGAGCCGATAATAACTGTTAATTCCATGATTTACTCCTTAAAGTGAATAAGACATTCTACTGTACGATTAACCCAACCTTTGCCAAATCTGCCAAAGTTACTCAGGCTAGAATAAAACATAATGCGCTCGGTTGTAAATTTTAGCAATACATCATCTACTGACATTTTGTTTAGAGCAGATTGCGAAAGTCTGCCCCACTGACCATCTGGATTAGTTTTAACAGCAGTCTGCAAGATACGTACTGCACGGCTAATACCAGTATTAACAGCGCAATCAAACAAAACGCAATGAATAGACGGATGTAACGCAGAAGGCAGTTTATCCCAATAGTCACGCTTGTATATAGCGATAGCATCATCTTTAGTCAGCTCTTTAATTTTTAGTGAAGGATAGGCACGTTTAGAGATGCCGTATTTAGTTTCACCGCCAGCATCTTGAGGGTCATTAACATATCCGCCTTCATGCTTTAGTACAAATTGAACTGCTTTGTCAAAGTTCATATTTAAAGTTTCTTCGATTAAAAATATACTTAACGCTCATGCCGAACGAAAATAATAATTCAGCTACCGTCACTATATGATTCTGCAAAACTGACACAAACAGAAACATTGCAGCCATCGCAAAAAATAGATGATAAAAATATATTCCGTGACTTGTCGATTCATCCATTTTATTTAAACAATAAATGCAATGAATAATAACGTGGATGGTGGATAGGATAACTAATAAATTAATTAGATTCATTTTTTAATAAACCAGTTAAATTGAATTTTCTCAGATGCTTTTATGATTAGCGGAACGGTATTTAGTGCCGTCAATCCGACTGCAAACGCTAAAGGGAAATGCAAGTTTTCAGGCAATGAAACGTAATAAAGAATCGCTGGCGTTCCATAATTCGCACCTACTGCCCCTGTAAACACAGCAGAAACGGCTTGAGGCGTGTTTAATCCTTGAATGAAGCGTAAAGATGCTACGCCACCAAAAAAACCAGCTATTAAATAGCCAGCTTTAATACCGTACTCTGTCATGTTCTTTCCTTTTTGTTATTCCTTTAACCTATCTTTGTAGGCTATATCAATTATAGTTTTGATGCTTCAATAAATAATGCGTCTAGCATTTCATCTGTTAATCCCAATCCACCAGCTAATCCATAAACTAAGAATGAATCTCTCTCAACATTAGATGAAAATTCCCATTCAATTTCCGCTTTTTCTCTCTGTTCTTTTATTGGCATTAAAGAGATTGTTTCATCAACCAAGTGGAGTAACCCCTTGTTATAGAGAGCTAATCTAGCCTGTCGCATTGAAACTGACTTAGGGACAATGACTGGCTCAGGTTTTATCTTAATCAAGCTCATAGTTTTTGTTCTCCTATCCCATCAGTTAAATCTGATTCTTCAACATACCATCTTGAACGAAACTTTTGGTCAATATTAGGGATTCCATGTTCATTAAATGTTCCATCTAATGGCAACTCTTCAATGTTAACAATTTTATATTTTCTTCCTAAAGGAACAGATTTTTTTGCAATCGTGTTAATGTCATAATCTGACAGAGCTTGTTCTGTTGGGTAAACAATACTAACGCTATTAACATCGTTATTATAAATAATTACTTGCATATTTTATCCTTAACCAAAAATAGCCACTGTAACAATGTTTGGGTCAACAGCCGCTCCAGTGTTTGCAACCGTAGTCGTAAATCTAAATGCAGAGGTAGTCGGCGCTGCTGAAATGTTACATACCCTATTAACCCCGCCGGTAGTTTCGCCAGTAAGGGCAATTCCTGAATAGTTAGCATCTGGCATAGCTGTCGTAAAGTTTACAGTATAATCGCCAGTGTTATTATCAGTAATGCTAGAAACATTGCCAGAGCCGTTAATCGCAACCGTGCCAGAACCATTAAATCTTACCCATGCTCGGCAAGCAAACATAGGAGCATCACCTAATGCGTTTAATGCTGTTGAAATGTTAGATTGACCGCCAGCAGGAGCAACTCTAGTCGGTGCTGTTGCCCATACGCCAGCAGTAGCCTGAGTGATTCTAATATACCCTAATACACGATAAGCAACGTTACTTCGACCTGTTGTTGAATAGGCAACTAATGCACTGTCTGACCCTGTGCCGACTGTTGTGGTAGATATTAGACCTGATTCATCGAGGTTAATACCACCGGCAACGTTAATAACTGCCGCCTCAATCGTTCCTGCATTGTTGATAGCCAATACCGCCAATCTAGCCATAGTAGCGTTTGCAGTTCCTAAAGTAGCCGTATTTGGCACAACAACCGTTGCCGCAGAGGATAAAACAACGGTTTCAGGCGTTCCATCTGTTAGTGTTGTTGAGCGAAATTGTAAAGTGCAAGGATTTACGGTAATCGTTAAAGCGTTTGCAGCAACTGATGCATCAATGTCTTGCAAAGGTTTAAACCGCAAGTTTGTAGCCAGTTTAGTTTCTGTAACATTAGCATCTGCTATCTTTGCTGTGGTTACGGCATTATTTTGTATCTTGTTGGTAGAAACTGAATTATCCGCTAGATTTGTTGATTGAATCAAAAATAAAGAAGTATCAACTGGCGTAATTAAACCTAATTCAACTCTAGTCAATCCAGAATCTAATGCGCCACTATCTAAAACAACTGTGATTGTAGTCAATGAAGTAAAAACTGCATTTGAAATATAGCCATACACAGTGCCAGCCGTTACGGTAGCCCTAAATCGTCTGTTAATTTGATATTGTGTTGTTTGGTCGCCGGGCAAACTAAAGCTCGTACCTGAAATATAAGTAGGCGTAATGCCGTAATCCACCCATTGAGATAGCGCAACCGTAGCATCGTTAATACCAGTGATGTTGTCTATCGTTCTGATTGGGCTAGTTGGCGGGTCTGTATCGTCAGAAGGGGCAAAAACAAACTTGTATGACGCACCTTCCGTTAACCAAATAGGTTGTGCAGGCTCCCCTCTAGAATCTAACACGATAGGATTAGGTTGCTGTGTAATGCCAGCCTCATCTGTAAAAGTTGCTTGTTTAGTTGAGCTTCCTGCAACATAAGTGAATAGCTTTGCACCGTTTGCAGGGATGCCATTAATTAGCTGTGCGTCATTAAAAATCGGTGCGAGCTTTGCCATTTTATTTCCTTTTAAAATTAAATAATGTGTGCTATGTTATAGAAATGAACATTAGCCCAATACAATTAGGTGCAATTATTGTATTTATTTTAATTGCCTGCATTTTCAGAGGTCGCTCCTAATCCAAGAAGTATGCCTATTGGTGCATTTTTAGTGGATTTAACCTTTACTGGCTTAACAGTTATCCCTTTAACTGGATTAAGCGCATTTCTTGATTGCGTTGCCACGATTACATCTTTTGCAGGGTCTGAAACTAAAGCGCCTCCAAAAGGAATTTTCCTAATAATTGCACTGTTTGCCACTTTATCCAACATTGACATAAACAAAGCAGAGCTTGTGTTTGAGTTATTTACTGCAGAACCTGTCGGTTGGAATTTCTCATAGCTTGAAACCCTACCAATAGCTTTAAGCATTTTAATATCTTCTGGCGTAAAGAATAAATTCATCTTTTCATCCCCAATACTTTTTAAAGCATCGTTATAGCTTTTGGGCGAAAAGTTAGCAACTTCATCAGCGCTTCCACCTGTGGCTTTATTTTTTAAATACGCTAGAATCTGACCTTTAACAGTAGTCACAGCCTCTTTATTGTTACCTAGTGCTTCACGTAACGCGGCAACATCAGCAATATTAGATTTGTTTCCTGAGCCTGTAATGTAAGTCTGCACAAACTTATCAGGCTCTACTCCATCTCTAACGGCTTTTAATGCAGGTGTTTTTTCTACTATCTGCATATAGTTTCTGTTAGCTGAGCGCGCTTTATTAAATGCATCAATAGCAGTTTTCCCTTGACCTTCAAGTAATGGCGTATTTTCTAAAGCCTCCCTTACTTTACCTAACGCAAGTCGTTCTGCGGGGTCTTTAGAGCTTCTTTGTAAAGTACCTAGATTCGTTTTTAATTGCTCTGCAACATCTACTGTGAAAGGTATTTCGCCTTTAGCGATAGCATTTAATTTGTTGCGAACATCACTAGAAATTTTACTTCCAAGTAGCGCATCATCTAATAAATTGTTAGCTGTTTGAGTAAATGTATAAGGGTCTAATTGTGCGCTTCTACCTGTTGTTTCTCTAGCTTGCTTATAATAAGAATCTATCACTTTTTTAGTAGCAGAATCTTTAATGTTAAGAACATCAATAATTTTTGCCCCAGCCGTAGCCGCGTCATCAGAACTGGCGCCAAGTGTATTTAGATTTGTGATTAACTTAACATCATTATCACGTTGCAAATTAGCCAAACTCTGAATTGCAGGGTCTTTGCTATTCGCCGCCATCTTTGCTAGATTTCTTTGCGCTGTTATTTCTGCTGGATTAAGTGTAAGGCTTGAACTCATTGGAGTTAACCCTGTTAACTTATAGTCAGCTAATCTACGCAAAGCATCAGGAGATAAGTTGTCGCCAGTTTTCATAGCGGCGTTAACATCTTTAATCATTGAAGATTTTACTTCGTAAGGAAGTCTGTCTAAATTAACGCCTGCTTTAGTGATTGCTTCAAAAGCTCTATCATCTGCTGTACTACCAACGATATTACGCATAGTGCTTGATATGCTTTTTCCTGCGCTTTCAATAGCAGACACTCCTATTGGCAATCCAAGCCCACCTGCAACAGACGCGGCAACTTGAACGCTAGGGCTTGCACCTTGTTCTCTAGCTTCACTTCCTGCATATCCAGCGCCAACTGAGCCTGCTGCTTGCAATCCAGCATTCTTAGATAAACTGTTTAATACATATTTAGAAATCGTAGATGATGCTAGGTTAGCTTGATTAGCTGCGCCTCCAATGATACCGCCAGTTCCAGCTAATAGTTTAGAAGCCTCTGCAACGTTTCTTTCCCTTCCAGTTTCAGGTGAAGGAAATCCAGCGCGATTCAAGAGGCTTGTTGTTGCTTGCCCTAGTGGTTTTAATTCAGTTCCAAATGCCAAATTAGAACTAGCCGCCAATGGGTCTGCAATAATCCCTAACGTATTAGCCGCGCCTTCTGCAATATACCTGCCAGTTAATCCTAATTGACGACCAAATGTTTCAACAGGCGTTCTTTCAATTTGAGGTTGCTCAACTGTTGGCTGTTCGATAGGTTGAGTTTGCGCTTGGTACTCTTCCCAAGGCTTAATCTCAGCAGTTTTATATTCTTCCCAAGGCTTCATTATTTTTTCTTCCATGATTTAGAGTCTGCTGGATTACCGCCTATATATACATATCCATTTTTTACAGTTCCTAAAGTTGGAGCTTTAGGTGAATTTGGCATCGGTTCATTTTTTGGCATAATAGGGTCAACAGGTGGAGTATAAGCCGCTCCTGATGATTCAATCATGCCTTGAGTTGCCTGTTGTCTAGCCAATTTTTTCTGATAAATAACTTCATCACTATCGCCAATTTGAGGGAAGTAAGTTCTGATTTCATTTTCCATTTCATCAATGCCGATAACTGCGCCTGATTCTTTTCTTAATTTAGCCCTTACCCAATCGCGTTGCGCTTGCAGTGCTTTTTGTCTGTCTGGAGAACGTGCCAAGTTTGCAGCAGTTTCACCAGCAAATCCTAAAGTTGCCTCTCCTATTCCCGGCTTTTGTTCAACAGTATCACCTAACAGATTTTCTGCCGCAACCATTCTTTGTGCGTATTGAGCAGTTGAACGCATGCCTTCTGTTAGCTTTTCTCCAGCAGATGGCTTGATTTGTTCTGAGGTCATTTTTTCACGCTGTAATGCACGATTCAGTCTGCCTTCTTTTGCAATTCTTTCATTAGAGGCAATGCTGTCCGGAGTCTGTGTTTTTGTCACAGTAGACAATGGCTTAACTTGACCTGTAATCGGGTCAATTTGTTGCGTAACCAAAGTGCCGCCAGTATCTCGCGTTTCTACTTTTCCTAATTGGTCTTTAGCATCTAAAGCACTTCTAAACAAAGACTCTGCGCCATTTCTGATGATATTAGGGTCATCAGGTATATTGGCTGTAAACTCATTGTATTGGTCATCGTTTAACACGCCAACTTTACGAAGTTGACCAAAAGTCATTAAGGCATTTTCTTTTGTAGGATTATCTACAATAAACTTCATGCCATTGCCTATTAAACCTAGCCTTTTAGTTGCCATGTCAAATTCAGTTTTAGCAACATCTGCTTTTTGTTTGGCAGATTCACCAAGTTGCTTATCTAACGCCGCACCTTGTTCATAAAATCCACCTTTATAGAGAGCATCGCGAGTTTTATTTAAATCCCCCGCACCTTGCTTATAAATATCTCTTAACATCATGCCTTGTTGTTCTGCCATGCGTTCACGCTCTAAACCTCTTAATCGGTCTTGTCGCATTATTTCAGCGTTTTGCAACTGGCTATCAGCTAATTGTGATTGCTGAACACTTCTATCAATGTCAGCTAAATTTATGTAGTTTACTGGCATGATGATTCCTTATGCGTAATAAGCGCCGGGATAAGCGCCTGTTTGATTAACATCAGGATTAAATGGCGGAGTACTTACCACTGATTGATTGCCTCTACGAATGCCGTACACCAAGTTACCTAATGCAGATTGCACAGAGTTTGCGCGATTTTCGTCACGATTTAATTGTGCTTGCCATGCGTTATTAGCAGTATTCATCGCATTATTAGATGCTTGTGTAGCTGCACCGATTGCCATATTTCCTTGTGTTTGTGCCGCAGATAAACCTTGTCCTGATTGACCTGAAAGCATTTGATAAATTTGTTGTTTATTAGCGGCATCACGATTAAACGCATTTCCAAACTCATTAGATGCAAAGTCTTGATTATAACGATTTAGCGCTTTTAAAGCTGTTCCACTATCATATCCCCCACGAGCAACCATAGCACGATTAATGCCTTTTTCGCCTTCTGCCATGCGGAAGTTATATCCGGGGTCTTTCACAAAGTCTGCATTAGTAAACTCACGCAGAAGCCTACCATCACCCATTTTCCCTTCATTGTCTATCTTGTATTGCTCAAGACCTTTTTCCCAATCTGCCAAACGTTTTTGATAGATTTCATCGGTTTTCTGCTCAACCCAACCCATGTCTGAATTGCGACCATAGTCTTTTCCATACTTAGCGAAGTGTAATGAACGAACCTCTGCTGCCGCTTGGTCGCGAGTAGGGCGTGGCGCATAACCGCTAGTATCAATTCCTAAGTATTGAGAAAGCAGTCTGTTAGCTTCCAATCCAGTGTTTAAAAAAGGTTGCGTTTGAGCTTGTGAATTTAAAATTGATTCAGTAATTCGTTGATTTTGTAATGCGGCAGCATCTTTTGCCGCACGTTCAGCAGCTTTGCTACCGCCCATAATCCCACCCAAAACTGAACCTGCTACACTTACGCCTGTTGACCAATCAAAAGCCATAATAATTTCTCCTAGACTACCGTTCCGCTAGCATCAACCCACACAGATGGATTTGCTGATAATAAATAAATTGGATAACCTAAATCTGTATCAAAATACGGCCTGCCTACCCATAATCCTCTTGTTGGCCTTTGTGCCGTTGTGCCTGATTGCTGCATGGCAGTTAATGTGCCAAACAATCCAGTAAAAAACTCTTGCCAACGCAACTGAACAATATTTTCAACCTGAACTGGTGATTGGTTTGGTGGTGGATTCATGAAGAACCTTTCCGCATTTCCAATGTTGCACCAAAAATAACACGCTTAATCGGGTCTGTGATTCTAAACTTAAATACCCAATCCCTAGCTTGACCTAATCTATGCCAATTAGCGCGAGTTTTGTACTTGCCAACTTCACCCATTGACACCCATCTTTCAACGCCATAAGTGTGACCGCCATCTTTTGAAACTTGCATCATAATCTGCGGATTTGAGCCTTGCCCTGTCTGCAAACCTACGCCTGCCTCTAAATTTAACTGAACACTGTCACAAGTGATTCTGTCGTTGTTTTCTTCCAGATGCCTTCCTACAATTTCAAATGCAATCGGTTCGCCGTTGTCTGTGTAAGATTCAGGATTGATAGTGTAAATGTTTCCATTCTCAAAATCACTCGCCACAATTCTATTTAGATAGTTTATGCTTAATTGTGTTCTATGTCTTGTGAGATTATTACTTTCTAAAATTGACCAGCAATTACTCAATCCATCATACAGCCATGTTCTTTCAGCAGATGGAAAATTAAGCACAAGCATTGGATGACCACCTAGCATATAAGAGTAGGCTACACAGTCGCTAACAGATGTATATCCGTTAATAATATGTTCCAATTCAGGGTTGGAAATCCTTTGTGGCAAATATCCATTCATACGCGCCACTATAACCTCGCCCATACGGTTTTTAGCAAGGTAGGCTAGTGTATTGTCATATTTAACGACTGATTGCCTAGCAGCGCATCCCCACTCATTAGCGCCACCTGAAATTCTCTCAAATGGAAAATCAAGACTTCCTGTGTTTGTCCAAAACTCTGTTGAAAGCTCACCAAATAAATGTAAGTTTCCGTTGTCAGACGCTACCACTACAATGTCGTCAGGGTTTGATTCTGCACTAGCAAAGTCTAATGCATCCCATAAGAAACCATTGTTAATGTCAGAAATATAGAATCTTTGAGAATCAGGAGGGTTAACAATAAAGTAACCATCTTGCCATGTAACCGTTTCAGCGCCCGGATAATCAGCATCTGTTATTTGTTGAAATTGTAAAACAGTGTAAACGCCAACAACAGAAGCCGCACCAGCAGGATTGTTTAGCATCGTATATTCAAATGTATTCAATCCTGTAACAGTAATATCAAATGTGCCGTTATAATCAGCAGAAACAGCACCTGAAACAGTAATTTGCATGCCACTAACCAATCCATGAGGCGCAGCAGTTGTCATCGTAGCAACTACTCCAACATGGGTGATGCTAGAGATAGTTTGGACTGTTGGCTGAATAAATGTGTAAATCCATCCATCAACACCATCGGTAAGCATAAGCTGGCGACCATTGTCCGCCATGTAAACTCTGCCGCTAGTCGTGTTAATTGTGCCTTTTGATGTCTTTACACCTGAGTTATTGACTTCGTAAAACGTTCCTCTATGCACAGCATAAAAGAAATCACCTTTTTGCCATAATCCGCGTACAGGAGTTTCACCGAAAGATGTAAACAAATCTAATCCGGGAGTGCCGTAAATTGCCACTCTTGACCTATCACCAGGAGGCTGAAACTCAAGATAGCAGTTAAGACGGTTTTGTGCAGTCACATTGACCGACTTGCCAAACATTCCAGTGCTGAATAATTCAACTTTCATTAATACTCACCACGATTAGAATAACCGTAAATTCCTGTTAAATGTCCGACCTCTGTTTTCATGACAGGGTCAGGCAAGTTTCTATTTCTTACGTTAGCTTTGGCCTCTGCTGTAATAGCTATTGCCTCTGGCGACATTTTCATGCCATATTCAGGCGCAATTTCCATCGCTAAACCATAATTTAACAACCTGTTATAGCCGGGCGGGAAAGTGTATTGCGTAGTCAAATTAGCAAAGCTAGTTAATTGTTGTGTTCTGCCGATACTGATAGTCAAATCTGATTGTGGCGCACCATATAGATAAATAGTAGCCAAAGGATAAGCGTAATCACAATAGAAGTAATTAGGGATTCCTGATTCATTGGCTTTATATGCGATATAAGCATAGTCTTGCGAATTAATCTCTTGAAGCGGATAACTCACGCCATTAAGGTTAACTACTACATGGTCAATAATAACAGGTCTAACCGTGTCAAAATCACCTCCTACGCCTATTGTGTACGTATAAACGCTATTAACTAGCGGAAATGTTTCGGTTTCAATAGTAAATATATAGGTTTGGTCTGTTGTCCATGAGTCCAACATATCATTTAAAGACACTAAGCCATCAGATGCTTGCTCTGCCGTTGGAGTTTCGCTTTCCCCCAAAACCCCTGCTATTTTTAAAGCCTTAGTGATAATTTGCGTAGCTGATGGCATTTTGCATCCTTTCAATAAACTTTATGCTAACCCCTCTTGCGAAGGGCTAGTTAAAACTTACTGAGCTGGAACTGAGCCGATTGTTGGGATAATTGCCCAATCAACTAAAGTAATGGCAGTGGCAGCAGCCGTACCATAAATAGTTACAGAGCCATCAGCAGTTACCACACGTTCAACACGCAACAAAGTGCCATCAGCGGCAGCTTGAGCTACGCAAGCCCAAACTTTACTGTTGGCCTTAATCAAGTCGTTAGTAATCACTACTGAGCTTGCGCCGATAGGGATTGCTGCCGTACCTGAATAAGTATTGCATGTTTGAGCGCCAGTTGTAACAGACCCTACTGTGCTTGCAACAGCCAACCCTTGTGCAACCAATGCAGATTCTAGTTCTGCTGAGAACTCTCGAATAGAGCCGGCAACGTTGCCAGCATACGCTTTTAATAATTGAACAGCCATGATATTTCCTTTATGAATAGCCCAAATTCATGGGCTGTATGTTAAACAGTGTAATATTTGCAGGACAGTTCTGGATAAGTAGCAGCCCAACCAAACAATACGTCAAAGCGCATGCCCATTACATCGTTTTTAGGGTCGTAGTACTCAGTCACTTTAACTGTCATGCCATCTTCTGTGCGTTGCGATACTGAAACATTGCCTTTTCCAGAAGGTGGCGCAAACATCGGAACCATAGCCAAGGTAAACGCATCTTTATGATACGCAACGTTAGTTGCATAAGATGTTGAAGCATTGCCGATAATCACATATGGCTGACCTGTTGTAGGCGATGCTGTAACGTTTTGGAAAGCGCCACTCGTTACAATCGCTGGACTGATTGGAATAGAGGTAGCACCTTGAGCAACGTCAGCAGTTACCACAAAGTTAGCTGCTTGACCTGTTGATTGACGAGATTGTGGGTTAACCGCAAATACGCCCGGCAATGTAATTACAGTGCCTTTAGTCAATGTGCCACCAGCAACAGCAACAACAGTAATGCTTGAGCCTGTTTGGTTAGCACCTGAAATGTTAGTGGCAGTTGCCGCACCATTGGTATGAACATCAACGTTTTGATCCATGGCTGATTTAAAGCCAAATGAATCACTTAACATGCCTGTGTCATATTGGCTTGAAATTTTAGATGGGTTGTTGAAGAATCCACCGAAACCTTGAACCAAAGCAGCATTAAAGGCAGGGTTAGCAACTACGGTACGGCTGTTTCGCTCACGGCCTGCGCCCATTTCATCTAAACGCTGAGCCAAGCCTGTCATAGCGCCAATAGCAAGTGCTTGAGTATTAGGCAAAGCGCCTGTTGCGTTCAAAGTGTTATAGGTTGAGTAGTGAGCCAAAGCCAAGCCCTGACGGTCAATCTCGTTGGTGATTGGTGCAATTGCAGCCATAACTTTATCTTCAAGGCGAGTAACAGACAATGTGCGCTCCAAGCTAGTGAAGGCAATATCGTTACCACCTTGTGACAATGTCAGCGGAACTGTTTGTTCTACGGTTGCTTGTGGTTCAGCTACACGACCTGCACGATATGTGTAGCGAGGGGGCTTACGAATGTTAATGGTTTGACCGGGCGCATAACCTCGACTCATGTTGTCGGTGAATTCATCTTCCCAATCGCGATTAACGTTCTTGGCAAAACCCAAGTTGTTTTTGATAATAGCAAGTGCCATTTTTGACACAATACTGGTGGTGGCTAATACGTTTGACATATCAATTCCTTTAAATTAAAGCCACTTTGCCCCTCGTTTACGTGCTTCAGCTTCATATTCTTCGATGCTCATGTCTTCTAGCTTCTTAGTAAAGTCTTTGCTTCCGTTAACAGGGTTAATCGGTGGCGGTGCATTTGATTTAATGACTGGCTTTTTAGCGGATAATTTATCCTCAAGTTTTCCAATCTCTTTAGCTTGTGCATAAGGTGACAGTTTAGAAATGCGCTCCGCTTCTGCTGTGTCTTTAGCCAAGTGATACACCAAGTCAGAGGATATGTCACTTTCAAGAATAGCAAGGTAAGCAGGTTCTGCAATTTGCAATTTGCTTGCACTTACGACTTCATGAAAGTCATCATATTTACTTTCGCCTTCATCCAATAAGGCATGACGACGCTCTGTTTGTCTTTCAATTTCGCTTTTTTGTTGATTTTCAATTTCAGCGCGTTTTTTGTTTTCTTCAATCTGAATAACTTTTTGTTCAGCTTTAAAGTCTGCAAGCGCTTCTAAATAATCATCATAGTTAGCAAAATTGTCAGATACTGGCTTTTCGCTTGGTTTGTCAACTTGAGCAGGTTTAGCTGGTTCAGCTTGCCTTTCTCGTAACTGGCGTTCCATTTTGCGTTCAAGCTTAGTAATTCTTTTTTGAACAATTTCATCAAGCTCGGCTTGAGTAAATGTCTTTTCAGCCTTGTTTTCATCAGAGGGCTTCTCTGCTTCCTCTACCTTTTCAGGGATAGATGCCTGTTCTTCTGCTTTAACTTGTTCAGTTTCGGCAGGTTTGTCTGTTGCTTTGTTTTCAGCTTCATTCAAAGCGATAATTTCATCTTGCAATGATTGTTCCATTACATATCTCCATTACGGACTCGGTGTAACTCGCCGATAAGTTTTACTTATAATACAACTACTTTTAATTAATTTCTATATCTTGTTCAATATTTTCACGAATAATGCTTTCGCAAAATAACTTACATTCCTCTAATGTTGGTGGTGTAAATCGTTTCCATCTAATCGCATAATCAGAAAGTAAAGTTTCATATAATATTTCAGGATTATCCATCATATATTCTGCTTGCGCTTTAAATGCGCTAGTGCATGGCGTTGTAACGTTAATCGTTCCGTCACCTAAGTTAGTAAATGAATCTGCGCCACCTAAATCAGGGTCAAGTCCACGCCCAATTTTAGAAGCAATAGTTTTTAACGTTGATGGAACAGTGATGCTTATCTGTGAATCGTAGCTCATTAGAAGCCTCTTAAACTATTGGCAAACTGCTGCATAATAACTGTTTCGCTAGCGGTTAATCCTGTGCGGAAAATAAATCTTCCATAGGTATCAACAGAAGTTCCAATGCTGTACGTGCCAACGATGTTCTGCGCTGTTTGCGTGACTGTTCCCGTAGAGCGCGAATCAATAATCGTGGCTGACTCATAGCCAGCAGGGAACGTTCCAGACAGTAAGTCTGTGCTGTCAAATACCCAGTGATAGTTTCCTACGCCATTAGATGCCTGTGCCGCTACGGTTCTAACGTACGTAGATAGTGAGATTCCAGTTTGAAGCATAGCGCCCCAAACATAAATGCCAGACGTTCCATCGCCAAGATATAAACCATTGGTCGCAGTAGAAAATATTGCTATTTGTGGGTTAGAAACCACGCTTGTGGTTGTGGTGTATGTCATTGACACGCGCCACCACCCATCACCAACATCAGTTGCGCTAGAGCTTGTGACGTTAGTCGCGCCAGTAATCTGCCCTGTTGTCAGGTTTACGACAATTCTTGGCTCCGGCACCACTGATAGATGTTTCAATTCTGCGAAGTTACGACCAGCCGCTTTTATGTACGCGGAATACGTATAGGTGTTTGCTTGTGCAACATAAGACTGAAATGTTCTGTGCTGTGAGTTTGCGGTATCTTCAACGAGCTTGTCAGCGGTCAATGTTCCATCAGGCGCGATAATTGCATTGGCAGATACTGTTGAGCCTGACTTAGTCCAGCTTGCATTATCAAACTCTTCGGAGCGAAGCAATAAGTTAACCGCACCTTTACGAAGAAACGGCTTATTTGCAGTCGTAGCTTGCGTCAGGTCTATTGTGCTAGTTGCATCATCAACCTTGCCAACAAGCCCGTCTTTAGTCGCTGGAATCGTTCCTGCTGAATCTTCCCAGTTACCAGCTACAAGTCCGCTTACAGTTCCAATGCCCGGAATGTATGAGTGAGCATCAGCGCCGTAACTTTGAAGGATAAGAAGCGCTTGCCTCTGAATGGCATTGCCTGAAAACCTTCTTAATCCAACGTCTACAATCATGATATAAACGGCATAATGTAAAGAGTGCCACCAGATGCAACTTGAATTGCGCTAACAAATCCGCTTGGTGGAATGTATAAATACTCAGCTTGAAAAGCTGGCACATACATACTTGCTGTTGTTGCTAAAGTTCCAGTAGAAGAAATCTCAACAAAGCAGTCAGTAGTAGATAAAATCCTAACGCATGAGCATGTAGGAATTGCGCTAGATACAGCAGCCGTTCCTGTATAAGCTAAGGTTATCCCTGCCAATGGTTTGGGTTGTCCGTAGGTGTCATTCTGGTTCATAATCTTCGCCTTTTTCAACTTTATTTTCAATAATTAATGCTAAAGCCTGCTCAATCATGTCAAGTCGTGATAAGGCTTCGTTAAACTGCTCGGTCGTGTTTTGTTGCGCTTCCATTGCCACTTTAATGCGGTCAGTTTCAGCTCTATATCGGTCAATTTCAATTTTATCTCTATCTAAAGCTAACTTAGCCTCAGTTTCAAACCCTTTATTTTGCGCTTCAGTAAGCGCTTGTTCGCGTTCTTGAATAGCGATTGATGCTTGCTCTAGCTGATTCTGCAAGTCATTAATCATTTCAGTGGCTTGAATTTTAACTTGCTCTGCTTGCTGCATTACAGCTTGGACTTGAGGATTGTTTTCTCCATTTTCATCGTCTTTTAATTCAGGAGGCTGTATTTTCTTCAGTCGCTCTGCCACTTCTTCCGCATAAGGCACATCAAGCGATTTAAACAGCAAATCACCGATAACAGGCATCAGGTTAGGATTAGACTGCGCCAATGTCGTTAGGAACTCTGCGCCTTCTTCACGTTTAGTCGCAAAACTTGCGCCACTTGTAGCTATTACATCATATTTACCCACGCCAAGATTGTAGATTTTATTAACTTCATTTTGTTCATCGCGATATTCTTTAACCGCTTCTGGTTGCGTTGGGTCAATTTTAGCAAACTCTTGACTGCCATCTTCACCCAAAATACGAATCACTCGCTGAGTATCGTAATATTTAGGGATGATTTCAACAATGATTCTACCAGCATGAGCAACAGATTTAGCTAAATTATCAGGAAAGTGAAAAGTAGCAATATCACCTTGTTGTCTTTGAGCATTTAAAGCTCTACCTGATTTAGCGTTACTGTCTTGACCTAATGAGGCTTGATACATGCCTAAGCCAGCTTGAATATCATGTTCGCTAGTTTGAATGTCTTGCAAAAGTCCAGAAGGAACGCCAGCAAATCCTTGACGTTGCGGAGGAGGCGCTAATTGTCCATTAGTGGTTACAGGGTCGTATTCAAGATAAGCGTAGTTTACGCGGTTAGCAGATGCCCAACGTTTTGAGGTAGATTTAAACTGCCCAGTCGCCCCAATGAATGGTGCTTTAACTGTTAACGCTAAAGATTCAGCAATCGTTGAACGGTTATAATTGTACATTCTTTGTGGGTCTTTAGCGCCTCTAACGATGCCGCGCCACCACATACGACCATCAACAACTGTCACGATGCCAAACACAGGGATAACTGGAATGTATGAACTTGCAAAAATGCTCTCTTCTAAGATTTCAGCGCCTGAAAGTTTAGCCCAGCGCACAATCTTACGATGACAATCACGCCTGTCAATAATGATAGGTGCGTCTAACGCATCTTTGTATTTCTCTTCGTACTCGCTTAAATAAATTGAGTCACCTGATTCTGTAAGCAATAAAACATCTTTTTCATAATCACAGTAGAAATATTCAGCAAGCCTTACTTCTTCTTCTGTCACCCAAGTATTAGTATCGCCAGCAGAGCTAGCCCATTCGCATGGGTCAGCATCAGGGTACATTTTTTTAAAGGCTTTGCGGCTTACCATTTCAGTGATTAGACACTCTTTTTGGTCGCTTCCGTCTATTTCGTAGCTGTCAGGGTCGCGATACACGCTAAATCTGTTGGGGATTTTTTTAATCTTGATTTCTTGCTGGAATGTACCGTTTACATATTCAGTGACAATACGAAAGAATCCGACTCCGCTATCAACTGAACCTTCACTTGCCCAATCATAAGCCAAGTCAGCGTTACTTTCGCTTTCGATATGACGGATAATGCCGTTCATCACTTCTGCTACTTCTACATCTGCTTTGTCATCAACAGGGCGAACCTTGATTGATGGGGAGTTCATGCGAATGGAGTTTACAATTTGATTTTTGTATTGATTGACTTTATCAACGGTGAGGCAAGGTCTTGCGCCTTGAGGGTCACTCTCTCGGATTTTTCGGATGTCATCAGGCCATTGCTCTAACAACCCAACAAAGCGAATGTCGTCTAGCTCTTCGGCTCGTTGCGCTGATTCGTAGGCTTGCCCACGTTCAAAAAACGCTTTAGCACGAGCCAAAACGTCATCTTTACGGTTCTTTTCTTCTTTATCTTGCTTTTTCATTAACCCATCCAACCGTTTGAACCGAAAGTTTCATAATAATCATCTTCTGTTTCAATGACACTTTTAACAACTTTTTCAGCAAATGTCAAGCAAAGCGAATCAGCTACGTCTGGACTTGACAATCCACGCGCTTTCATATCTTCTTTTTTCTCAATCTGAATCTGTTGTTTTGGACTGAAGCCATACTCAACCGCTTGCAATTCTTCTAGCAGTTCGTTGTCATTTGGCAATTCAGCGCCAGCTTTTAAGAACTCACGAACCAATCCCCACATTTCAGCGCGTTTATTAAAATACTTGGCTGTGTCGTTTGCAGATCGGCCAGCAACTACATCAATAATATTAGCGTTTGGTCTTAATTGCTTAACGCGGTCAATCACGCCGCCACCAACACCAACGCCATCAATAAACACAGCATCAGGGTTAAATTCGTCTATCTGCTCAACAACTCTTGAGGCTAGCGCCATTGTATCAAGCCCTCTGTATTTAACAGGCTCATACACTTTTCTGCCTTGACGCTTAATAATCACTGATTGGTCATCACCAAACCTAGCCACGTCAACACCAAGCAGTTTTTCTAATCCTTCGTAACCTTCTGCCCTATAGTTTCTGCATGATTCAATAATGTCTGCACCAATAAACTGATTGCTGCCAGAACGAGGGAATACACCACGAACACGAACACGAACAAAGTCGCTATCTTCACCATAGTCATCAACCCATTGCTGTATTTGTTTTAACGATGCTTGCTTGGCTTCACGGCTGTCAATTTGCCTAGTAATCCATCTATGCTTAAACTTACCAAAGCACTCCCTGAATCTTCCAGTATTTTTTGTCGGGTTTCCAAATGCTAGCCACATCGCGCCGGGGGTTGTCATTGCGCCTTCTGTAACTTCCCAGATTTGGTCATGAATACCAGATGCTTCGTCATAAATAACTAAAACGTGCTTTTCATGTGTGCCTGCAAAGGCTTCTGAGTTATTAATTGACCACGGAATTGCAGATGCAAACCATGTATCAGGATATTCTTTGTGATAAAACTTTGTTGCTGTCCATTCAAACCAATGTTTGTTAATTGATAGACGATGCCACTTTGCTAATTCACGCCATGTTTTAGCGCTTAACTGATTGGCTGTGTTTGAGGTTACTACAATTTGAGGGAAGTCGCGGGTGGAAATAAACCAAAGAATAATCCAGCTAACAAATGCTGTTTTACCAATACCATGGCCAGAGGCAATAGCAATTCGGATTGCTTCATCTAAAGTCGTGCCGTTTTTAATTGCTTCGCCAATAACCTTTAATGTGTCTTCTTGCCATACATCAATTGACTGGTCTTTTAGTGAGCCTTCACCCCACGGAAAAACATAACGAACGAACCCTAGAGGATTATCGTAGAACTTTGCTATATCTTCTATTAATTCAATCTCTAGAGCGTTCACGTGCTTTTAGTAAAATCTCGTGGAATCCTACGTTAACATCACCACTTAATTCCATAGCCTTTAAATCAGGTAAGGCTTTGTCTAATAAAGTTTTCCCGATATTAACTTGTGTCTGTGATAATTCAATAGTCCCGTCAAATGCGGACATTAATCTATTGATGATTTGTGATGCTTGAATCTTAGCTCTTACATCTTCTTGATGACGCTTTCCTAATGGTCGCCCTGCTGTTTTTGCCATAATTATTCACCTTTGCGAATAACACGGTTTAAGTTACCGTTACCTGTAAATTTCTGTGATGATTGATGATGTTTTCTTACGCTTTAAACTTTCCATTAACATTGGGTTAACTGGAACTCTTAGCATAAGTTTAGGTTCATCTTGCACAATTATAAACCCAAATTGTTTATAAAGCGATTCCAATCTATCTTGGTCTATTCCTTCTTCGTAACCTTTAGGCTCTAAAAGAATTGCAGTTTGCGTTAAATCTGCATCTTTACCAAGTTGCTTCAGCAGTGCTTTAGCTTCGCCTTTTCCTCTGTTGTCTTTATCAACGTAAAGGTTAGATAGCCATTTTACATTAAATTCTGATAATTCTTTATGATCGTAAACAGTTAATTCGCATGAGGCATTGTTTACTTCATATTTATCAGTGCGTGATTTATCCATGTTAATAGCAAGTTGTTGTGCAGTTGTTATTATGACAGCAAGTGGTACATACTAAAACTTTTCCATCAACAATGATAGTGTTAGTTGAGCAACTAGCATGAGCAGTTAAAGAAATAGTCAGTAGTGTTGCAGCTAAAATAAGTTTTTTCATTTCAATCTCCAATGATTAAAAGGTTGATAGTGCGCCAGCGCTAATCTCTGGCTTATTAATTTCATTTATGTTTCCAATGCTAAGTGATAATTGCACTCTTGTTTCAAAATCCATCATTAATTTAAACTTATCACAAGTTTAAACGTATTAGCTTACGCATTGCACTATCACGGCTGGTGACTGCCGATACAAATTTGTAATCTACGCTGCTAGCAAGAAACAATCACCATGCGTCATAGTTCGCTATTAAGCCATTACAGCCGACCAGTTAGTACCAGTCCAGTGTTGCCACAGGTTGCGATTACCTTTCCCTACTCGCTGCGTCTATTAAGGCTCGCCGTGGTCTTTTACACCGCCGCTCTGGAATTGAACCATTCCGCTCACCTTGCCTCGTTAGTTTATTGAGATAGCATCCGCTTTCAGGTAAATCTATTATAAACACAAATTATAAATTATTGCAAACTAATTATACATACTAAGTGATTTTAAATTGTGCTTATCTTTACATAAATCATAGTGCAAGTCTAATAGTGCTATGGCTTTGCTAAACTTAGGCTCATACACTTCATGCCTTGCTAGATGCCCGATACTTTGAGCATCTATGTTGGTCTTTTTAGCTATCGCTTCGTAAGTTAAACCAGCATTTCGAAGGTTTAATATTATCCGTTGATAGTTAAGTTTAATCATGCGAATAAGTCCTGTGTTTTAACTTCAACATTGTTAAAGCGTTTGCCAGCCTCTTTTAAGTTTAATACAGCCTGTTTATAGTAGCTGTCTTTTAACTCAATGCCGATTGCTCTACGGCCTAATGAAACTGCCGAAAACATTTCAGTTCCAATTCCAGCAAATGGAGTAAAAACAATTTCATTAGGGTTTGAATATAAATCAACTAATCTATCCATAACGTCTAATTGCGTTGGCGTTACGTGCTTTTCGTCATCATCTTCTTTACTATCATGGTATGGCAATAAATTACCTTCTCTTACATCATCCCAAACGCTTGAGGCGTAACGCTGCCAAATGTAATGATTTAATTTGCTAATCTTGTCATTTTCTTTTGTTGATTTAAGATGCTCAATAAGTTGCTCTGCTGTAAATTTTGTTTCATTAGCGTTATTAAATGCTTTTAACATATTGGGCAAAATAAGCGTATCGCCCGCATAATGTTGCAATCCAAATGGGTGAGTTACTGGTACTTTATTTTCACCTTTCTTTTTAAAAATTAAAATGTAATCAGGATTAGCCGTAAAGCATTTAGTTGAATCTTCAACAATAAATTTGTGCATGAGCGATTGAACCATTGTTCTTATACGAACTTTTAAAGGTTCTTTCCATACTGTAATTCTGTTTTTATATTCAAATCCATATTTTTTGTATAAATCAATAACTGCGCTTGGAAAATCTGCCAAAGTTCCATTCACTTCACAAATATCCGTAATATGCAAAGCATTAATTCTTCCTTGCTTTGTAACTCTTGCCATTTCTTTAACAAGGTATTCAAATTGCTTTAAAAATTCATCAATACCACTTACATTGCTAAAATCTCTTTCACTGCTTGAATATGTGTAAAGAGACGCAAAAGGTGGACTGTAAACAGATAAATCAATGCTTTCATCAGGCAATGATGGCAATATTTCCATGCAATCGCTGTTATAAATTGAGTATTGGTCTGTGTGTAATTGGTCTTTTGTAATCATGTCATCTCTCCATTATAAAAATTTTGGTAATGCTGCGTTATTTTTAAACTCTTTGCGAACATCAGTAAAACTGTGATTGACTGCATTTACTAAGTTTTGATGTAACTGTATAGTCTTTTGTGTTTTTTGCTCTAAAGCCTCTAAAACACGTTCCTGACCATCACTGGCCACAATGTCAATAGTTACATCACGTTTCTGGCCAAATCGCCAAAACCTGCGAATTGCTTGGTAATATTGTTCATAACTCCATGTAGGGAAAAACACAGAATGGTTACAATGTTGCCAGTTCAAACCCATGCTAGTCATCTTTGCTTTGGTGATAATTCTGTCAATGTTACCTTTGGCAAAGTTGATTAAAATATCCTCTTTTTTATCAATAGACATTGAGCCGATAATTTCCACAGCGTCTTTGTCTAATTCTTTTAGTAATGCGCTTTCCTCGTTAAAGTTGCACCAATAGACACTCGTTTTGCCTGCTGCCAGTTCTGCAGCCAATTCACAGCGAGGTTTAATTGTTTGTTGCTGTTCGTGTCTGACTTCTGTCATTGACTTAGCCACAGGCGTTAATAGTTGCACCTGACCGTTAATGTCAATTAGTGATTGGTTTTCTACTGAATGATAGTTTTTAATTAATTGTGGCAATTCATAACCGTCATCACTAAAGCCAATATCACTAGGTTTTTTAACCATGATTGACCATTGATTTACCCACGCAAAAAAGTCTTTTTCAGCATGGGGTTTAAGATAGAACTTTTCACCGATGTTGCGATTATTGCTATCAACAGAGTTTTGGTTGTTTTTGAAAAACTTGGTTAGCATATCCATGTAACCCATATACCCCAAAGCCTCGCTAGACGTTCCTAATTCAATAAAGTCATTAGGGCTTGGTGTTGCTGTGGATAGGAAACGATATGGCACTTTTTTAATGAAAGCGGTTATCTGCTCTTTAATCTTTCCGTCAAAGTTTTTTAAGATAGAACTTTCATCAAGTATCACGCACTCAAAATCAGACGCATTAAAAAAATGTAAACGCTCGTAATTGCAAACAACAATCTTTTTTGTAAATTTACCGTCTTTGCAATGTTCAATGTCATCAATGCCAAGTTTTTCAGCTTCATCTAAAAACTGAAAGGCCACAGCTAAAGGCGTAAGAATTAAAACGCGCTTGTTATGAGTTAAAACAATATTGTTTGCGATGGATAACTGAATTAAGGTTTTACCAAGTCCAGTATCGGCAAATATACCAATACGGCCTTTTTGAACTGCTTTGTCTATAATGTATCTTTGAAAGTCGAAAGCAATGTCTGGAATCCAGTTTGCTTTAAACCCAAAGTTGCCAATAGAGTGCTTTTTTGCCTCTATAAATTGTGAATAGTTCATCATATCTCCAATGTTTAACCCGTAACTTATTATAATTTAATTTTAAAATTTATTGCAAACTATTTTTTAACATTCAATAATCATTTTTGCTTCATTCCCATATCCGCGCATAATCGTTATAGGTTCAAACTGCTTGTCATCAATGTTTAATGCTTTGGCTATTCCATCAATGGCAGCTTTACTTGCGCTTAAAAGATTATCTAAATCACGTTTACGCTTATCTGACTGCATAAAAGTTATTTTTAAAGGTAACGTATCAGCAGGTTTAAATTTTCCGTTTACGCGCTCTGTAAATGCTATTGTGAAGGCTTCTAGCATTACTTCATTTTTAATCTGTACTGTTTTTGCCCAGTGTTGCCCATTTTTGCGATTAGGCATAAGTTCAGAGCGTGGATAACTTAACTCAATAATCATAATAAACCTTTGTCTATTAGCCTAAGCTGAGTTTCAATCATGCCTTCGTAATGCGCTAATTTTAAGTCTGTAATGCTTAAATCTGTTTTTAATCGCCTATCAACTGCATCATGGCAATTTGAGCAAGCATAAGCGCCGTGTATGTCAGTTACTTTTTGCGCCATGCCATGCCCGAACCTAACGCCATTTATGTGAGCAAACACAACCGTTTCGTTATTATGATTGCATATATTAGGCAATCTGATTGTGCAACTTTCACCTTTTGCGCTTTGTGTAATTTTGCTCATGATAAACTTTCAAAGTAAAATCCATTTTCAGCGGCATATCGCAAGCAGTTATCAAAATAAGTTGCCATTTCTGCCGTGTTAAGTTTAGCGGTGCTTAGTAAGCGTTTATGGCTTTCACCGTCAATCTCGGTTATCTCGTACAAAAACTTAAAGCGAAGCAAATCGTGAGTGAAGTCTTTATCATATCCAAAGTGATTGCCAAACTGCGTTACAAATTCCCAATACAGCGCATTTGCGTTTTGGCTGCGTTTACTTTTACGCTCACTTACATTAGCCACATAATCACCAGTTTCAACAAGCTGTGTTACCTTGCTGATGAAGTTAGGTAGATTGTGTTTTGATAGGTGAAAGTTTTTAATCATGATTAATTGAATTATCTTTTTCCATTTCTTCTGCCCACTCTTTAGCAATTAATCCTGCACCAATCATTTCAGCGCCATGTGCAGATAGTGGATTTAATCCGTAGTAATAATCAATAGCAGTTCCTACTTCTATCATTTCTTTAGATAATTTATGTAATCTATTTATAATTTCTTTTTTAGTCATAGCAATGTTCTCTATGCAACTCAATCAACTTAGCACCTAGCTTATAGCTTATGTCAGTCTTTACGCCGTAACGTGCCATTTTTTGAAGCCTTGATGGCTGAACGTCAATCTCTCTAGCTACTTTTGCTAAAGGCTTATAATTGCGTCTTAATTCAATTAATATTTTTTGCCAGTTAACCATCAATCACTACTCCTAAAGCCTCACGCGCATACCGCAAACTAATATCAGGATATGCACTAGGGTTAGCAATTATTTTACGCGCCCACGCTTTCATATCTCGTTTAGGCTGCGTCATTTTTTCTACCGCCTCTTTTACCTCCATTGCATGACGGTGATTTTCAGCTTTAGCCAACGGACTTGGTAAACGTGCAAATATTGTTGGCTTTGGCTTGCATAGTTCAATGATGTCTTTAACAGTAGGCATATGTTTGCTACTATCAACCCAGTCATCAAATGCTTTGCTTACAGTTTCAAATTCATATTTTTCAAGTTTAGAAAACCAGTAGCGCAAAGTTTCAATGTCAAATTCTTTATTGTCATAAGAATTGCAAACAATACGCATCATCAGCATAAATGGCTTTTTGTCTTTATCAATCATCAGAATGGCACTCCGTTATCGTTAGGCTCTTCATCTTCCCATTTTTTTGAGTTAATATAGCTCGCTGGATATGGGATATATTTTCCACCGTCTTTAATCCAATCCATGCTTTCTTTTTGCCAACTTAAAGCATATAAAACATTATCCAAAATTGGCTTTTCTTTCTTCCATGCTTTTATTGCATCACCTTTGTTTTTCTTTTTTGGGTAGTTTAGCCAGAAAGTTTCAAAATCTTGCTCATATGAATTTTTAACCTTAACTAAACTTACCTTACCTATACTAACCTGTGATTCCAAACTGTATACATCCTGTATACATTCTGTATCCAATGTGTATACATTGTTTTCTTTAAGAGATAATTTATCCTTCTCTTCTGTATAAACAGTTGGCTTGTAGCGGTCTTTCTGAATTAGATTGTGTATGCGCCAATGCTTAATTACGCACACACCATTTTGAAATGGAATAACAAAGTTTTTAGCTAGCAATAACTTTAAATCGTCATCATTACAACCTAGCATCCTTTGTATTTTTTTTGCATTATTTATAAATCCGTCATCATCAGCTCTCATTGATAAATGAAAATATAAACATTGACTTGATAGCGGCATATCTAAAAAAGCATCACTATCAATTATTGTTTTAGCAAACATTCTACGCTCTGCCATATAAAACCTTTAACCAATAAAAAAGCCGCTAACCAACATAGTGCAAGTATGTCAATTAACGGCTAACTGCTTAATAGCAGTAAGTAAATCAGCCTCTTGCACAAGCATTACTTACTACCACTACAACATTAATATATACCCAATTCACAGGCTTGTAAATGGGTTTTCGTGATACACATAATTAGCTACATAACACACCTCGCCAAACTGATTTTTAACCTCTTTGCGCTCGGTTTTAATATCCCATCCTTGCTGGCGTAATTCTAAAATACGTGCGCCAAGCCTATATGTTCCGAGATAATTCCATGCGGTCAATGGGTCAATGCTGCCGTGAGTTTTAAGGTATTCTGCTACTCGGTTTAGTTGTGTCATTTTATTAAGTCCTTTTTATTATGATAAGTAAAGATAATTGACCAAAAATACATCCACTTAAAAACAACCATTGTTTGGTTAAATTAAAAACTTCAACTGATAAATAAAGTGAAATAACATAAAAAACCATTAATAAAATCCATTTCATTTTTATATCTCCAATGTGTTAACGTGAAACAATCATAATTTATATTTTAATTTTATGCAAATAATATTTGCAATTTACTTTTAAAGCGATTATAGTTACATACATGCAGTAAACATTATTGGAGATAAAAAATGATAGAAATTAAACATAGATACACAAATCAAGTTTTATGTAGTTTTGATGTGGATAGTTTAAAAGATGCTGTAATTTCTGCGGTTAAAAAAAGTTTCAACTTGAGTGGTGCTGACTTGTTCAATGCTGACTTGTGCGGTGCTGACTTGCGCGGTGCTAACTTGTGCGGTGCTGACTTGCGCGGTGCTAACTTGTTCAATGCTAACTTGCGCGGTGCTGACTTGTTCAATGCTGACTTGTGCGGTGCTGACTTGCGCGGTGCTAACTTGCGCGGTGCTAACTTGTTCAATGCTGACTTGCGCGGTGAAATTTTAGCAATAACTCCTATTTTTATTAATGGTTTAATTTGGGATATTACAATAACAGAATCATTTTTAGAAATTGGATGCCAGCGCCATAAACATGAAGCATGGGAAAAATTTACTTATGATGAAATATCATCTATGGAATCACGCGCATTATATTTTTGGAAGCAAAACAAATCATGGTTACTTTTAGCATGTAAATCACACAAAAAAGAATCATTAGCTAAACGTAAAGAGGTGGAGAAAAAATGACTGGCATATATGGAAATACACGAGAAGATAAAATCAGAGAGCGCGAATTAGATGCTTATCTAAATTCACGCGGCGAGTGGACTGATGATGACAAAGAAAAAGCTAAATCAGAATTATTTGATGACATTACATGGAATGGTGCGAAGTGGGATGAAAAACTCGAAGGCTGGCGCATGGAAATGTTTATTGATTGGGAAAATGTAATGACCAGCCGTATGCCACGTGAAGAAAAGTTAGCAGAAATGACTGACATACAAACTCGGTGCGTAGAAAAATATTGCAACGATGAAGTAGAAAAAAATCCTGACCTATATTGCGAAAGGTATTGCCGATAATGGATTTAACGACTGTATCAATCGGTGATGCTGAGTTAGATATTTACTATACCTTTGATGTAAGTAACGGTGAGTTGCATATCCACGAAATCAGCAATCTGGATAACGTGGTCAATCTTAAACCTTTACTTGCCCCACAAGTGATAGCAGATATTAAAAACGCATTGATGGATAAAATTTTAAACAGTAGTAACGTAGTAAGTTAATTGGAGATGATGAAATGGCACTATTAAAACCAGCAGTAAATAAAATGGCTTATGCAAAAATAGGCTTATACGGAACAGCGGGTAGCGGTAAAACAAGAACAGCAACTGAAATTGCCATTGGATTACACAAAGCAATCGGAAGTAAAAAACCTATTGCGGCTTTTGATACTGAGCCTGCATTTAGCTTTGTTTTGCCTTTCTTTCAAAAAGCAGGAATTGAGTTATTGGTAGCAGATGAAAGTCGTGCATTATCAGACTTAATGGCTTTTATGGATGAAGCTGAAAAAGTATCTGACATTGTAATTATTGATTCAATTACCCATGTGTGGCGCGATGCTCAAGAAAGCTACTTAGCTAGACTTAACCAAACTCGAAAACAATACAACAAAAAACCCTTGCCAGCATTAGAGTTTCAGCATTGGCGACCAATTAAAGCGGCATGGGCAGAATTTACAGATAGATTTTTGTCATCAAAAATGCACGTTATTGTTTGCGGTAGAGCTGGAACAATTTATGAATATCAAGACAAAGATGATGGCTCAGGTAAAAAAGAACTTATTAGCACTGGCTCACGGATGGCAACAGAAAAAGAGCTTGGGTATGAGCCTAGCCTTTTAGTTGAAATGATTGCAGACCGTGAAAAAGGTAAAACTGTAAACATTGCTTGGGTGCAAAAAGACCGCAGCGATACAATCAACGGTGCTGAGTTATTAATGCCAACATATAAAAGTTTTGAGCCTCACTTTAAGGCATTAAATATTGGAGGACAGCATTTTGAAAGCATGGATAAGCGTAACTCTCAAGAGATGTTTGCTGATGCTGATGAAAGTGGGTTTGATGTTGAATTAAAACGCAGAACTGTATTATGCGAGGAAATAGCAGAACTTCTTAAAAAATACTATCCATCTCAATCAGTAGAGGACAAGCAAAAACGAGTTGAGCTTGTTGAGCAATTCTTTGATACTCGTTCATGGACTAAAGTTGAAAGTTTACGTGCCGATGTTCTTAAATCAGGATATGAAGCCATGAAAGCTAAATTAGAAATAGATTTTGAAAGTAAAACAGAAAGTGAGAGTAAATAATGGCTTCATTAAACAAAGCAATGATTTTGGGTAACTTAGGCAAAGACCCAGAGGTTAGATATATGCCTAATGGTGAAGCTGTTGCTAATTTTAGCATTGCGACTACCGATAACTGGAAAGACAAAGACGGCAACAAACAAGAGCGTACAGAATGGCATAACATTGTCATGTATCGCAAACTTGCTGAAATTGCTGGAGAGTATCTAAAGAAAGGCTCACCAGTTTACATTGAAGGCAAACTGCAAACTCGCAAATGGCAAACAAAAGAAGGTCAAGACAGACATACGACTGAAATTATTGTTGACAGTATGCAAATGCTAGGCACTAAAGCGCAAAATAATGATGCAGGTGATAGCAATACTCAAGCAAAACAAAATAACGCGCCTAAAACGCAGGAAAATCAAGCTAATGATGCTTTTGAAGGCATGGAAGATGATATCCCTTTTAATTAAGTCCGTTTTAGTTTAACATGCCTCACGGACTATAAATATATGAGGCTTTTATGAAAACTTGTTTTAAATGTAAAAAAACCAAAAGCTATGATGAGTTTTATAAACATAAGCAAATGGGTGATGGATATTTAAATAAATGTAAATCTTGCACAAAAGAAGATGTTTATAAACATAGACATTTTAGTGAAGCAAGAGAAAAAATACTTGCTTATGACAGAGAAAGGGGAAATAGGCAAAATAAAGAATATTTAAAACTTTATCGTGAAAAGTATCCAAAAAAATACAAAGCTCATGGAATTGTTGCAAGAGCAATTAGAGCTAAAAAATTATTTAGGATGCCTTGTGAAGTTTGTGGAAATTTAATAACAGACGGTCATCATGATGATTATGACAAACCATTAAATGTTAGATGGTTATGTGCTGAGCATCATCGTGAATGGCACGCAAAAAATGGTGAAGGGCTAAATGCATTTTAATAATGATTAAATGGACTAAAAGCAAAATAGGCGACCACATAAGCAAAACAGCTATCCAGCATGAAAACTATGTTATTGCTAAGTTTGTTACCTATATTAACGGTGAGAGAGTAGAGCGTTACTTACTAAGTGACGTTTCTACTTATCCGCATAAAAGTTTGAAATGGTTTGATAACAGCCAATCGGCTAAAGATTATACAGAAAGGTTAATAAATGGAAAATTTAATGAGAACTGATGAAGTAAAAAAAAGATTGCAGACTGTAAATATGCGACATTGTTCTAATCATACAGGTATCGGTTATTACAGAATTGTTTACATGAAGATTGGAAAATTCTTACAGTTTAAAAAAGGCGAGTGTGAAAAACTGATGGAATACTTTGAAAAGATGGATAAAGTCAATGAGATTATAGAGGTGTAATTTGGAATACACGTATAGCAAAAAAGACTTTAATAAATTCGTATCATACTGTAAGTTTTGGCTTAACAAGTTTGGCATAACTGAATGGGAAATTGATTTTAAGCACCATCAAATTGATTCAGCAGCCAGAACAACTTACAATTGCACAGCTAAACTTGCTTGCTTTCAATTAACCATTAGAGGCAAAGGTGATTTCTGCTTACAAAGTGATTTAAACCGATTGGCGTTACATGAAGTTATTCATTTGTTGCTAGCTGATTTTTGTTATTCCATAAGCGAAACAAAAGATTATCAAAGTGACTTAGCAATTGCACATGAACACGCAGTAGTTATGAGATTAATGAAAGCAATACTTAACTAAACAATGCGCCGTTAGCTCAATGGATAGAGCAGTCGTTTTCTAGGCGATAGGTTGAGGGTTCAAGTCCTTCACGGCGCGCCAAACAAAATTATGAGAGCATTTACAAAACCTAACGGACAACCTAAAACTCATCGCAGACCTCGCGTATGTGAACATTGCAGACAAAATATAAAAGGTGCTTGCTTGCTGCCGTTTAGATTAACTTTAAAATTAAGATGGCTGCATAAAAAATACAATATGCCATATATACGCAAAGATAAGCAGCTAGAAAATATGCGTAGATAATTTAAAATAATTTACATTATTTTGCAAAAATAGTTTGCATTTTATTTTAAACTGTTTTATAGTTACTACATAAACAACGCAAACGGAGAAATAAAATGAAATACTTAACACAATCAGAAATTCAAGAAGCATTAAACAGAGGTGCTATTTTGCATAAATCACCTGGCCATGATGCTAGAGTTTATTTGACTATTGATAAAAATACATACGTTCCACCTGTTGGTAAAGTTAAACCATCAACATTGTCTAAATTAATTGAATCAAAATCAGTTGTTGATGTAAAAGTTCCAGAAGTTTTTCGATTTAGTGCTTTTGATGCTTGCTACGCTGTTTAATAATGCTGCGCTTTATCATCATAGACGAGTTTGGTGGCAGGCTTCGCGCCTTTGCTACCAAACGTGAAGCAAAGCAGTTTATACGCAATAAACGTGGGTGTAGTGTGTGTGAGATTAGTATTTTTGATGTAAGTGAAGAGTGTTTATTTTAATTGGAGAAATAAAAATGGAAAACTTAGATACTGTTGAAGTAAAACAAAGTAAAAAAGAATTATTAATATTAGCTAATCAAAAAATATTAGAACTTGAAAAAGAAGTAGAAAGACAAAAAGGATATGTTGAAATGTATCGTAAAGAATCACAAGAACGTAAAAATCAAATTGATGAAATCCATGATTTTTTAGATGGGCTCCCGAATGTAATGCCTAAAACTAAAGATAATTATTATGAAAACAAAGTTTCAACAAGATTGCTTTCTTGGATTGCGTCTAAAGCAAACATTTAATCATGATTGACTACAAAAACCACAAGCCATCAACAGAAATAACCGAAGCAGATATATGGGGCGCTGTGTCTTTATTGCTACCTTTTGTCTGTGTGATTATTCTTAACTTACTTTGAGGTGAATATGTATAACGTAACTAAAGACCCCGAAGCGCTTAATATTAAAGATGCTATTCAAGCAATGCTTTTACAGCAACCTTTAACACCAAAAGAAGTGCAGGATATTCTAGGTTTGGATAAGACGACTACTACAAACTATTTTACCTCGCTCAAAAAACAAGGTTTAATCGGCTGGCATGACAATTACAAAACTGGTCACGTAGCACGTAGAAAATATATTGCTTACAAAAACAAGCCTAAATTTAGCGAGATTATCAATCATCGTTTAGCTGGTAGACAGCAAGTGGCAAACGACAAGCGAGAGCAAAAACGCCAAGAAGTTAGCAGAGCAAAGCAAAATCCTAACGTATCAATGGTTGTCAGCATTGACGACTATCACACCAAATCAAACCGCAGCCATAAACATGAATGGCGTGGTTATAACTCAATGAATGGACTTTAACATGGTTACCAAAGACGAAGAAACCGCTCTACAAAGCGATAACAAATATTTTATGGATGATGATGCCAACGAGTACGAAAAAATGGCTGTAATCATGTTTTACGTAGCTGTGCTGTGCATTATTGCACTGTTCTTTTTGATAAGTATGCAGTGTTATGGATAAAGACTATCCACTACTAACGGTTTATGTTGTAGCTGCCAGTTGCATGGTTGCCGTGATGATAGTAGGGCAATGGTATGACGCATTAACTCATGTGCCAAAAGTTGAGTACGTTCCGTGCAGCGTTACGATTAACAACATGGCACGTAAATTAAATGTGACTTTATTAGATATGTGTGAATTGGAGAGATAGTTATGTGGAAAATTATAGGATTTTTTGTAGGCTTTACCTTAACAATGATTTTGTCTTGGTATGGTGGAATTGATTTTAATGAAAGAGGCTTTCCTCAAGCGTGGTTTACTTTTATCAGTATCATGATTGGTATTTTTATTGCGATAAATGTAAAAATATATGAGGCTGAATCAAAATGAAACCCATCCAAAAAGGCATGACCACAGCCGTAACTCGTGGTGAACTTGAAGCTGCAAAACGTGAAGGTCGTGCGCCTGTTGCAGATGTTACGCAGTTGACTTGGTTTGAGGATGTTAAAATGTATCAATCAATAGCCGGATTACACATGAGAATGATAGCTAAATGGTATAGCGGTGGATTTTATAATAGAGGTCTAGAAAGTGATAAAGACCTCTTCGCCCCGCCTGAATATGAGTGGCAGTGGATTGTGCAACATAATGACGGCAATTTTGCTATGACTAATGACCATTTTAAAACAGAAAAAGACGTTCATAGGAACTTTGCGGTTAAAGTCATCGAACCCTACGAACCATCAAAAAGAGAGGTGGAGTGATTATGGAAAATAGAACTTACAGGTATTGTGTTCGCTGTAAAAAATTAACACTATGGAATCTGCTTAATGATACGTGCTCAAATTGCGGATTGGGGAAATGAAATGACACAAAAACACAAACACGCTGATGTGCTTATTGCAATCGCAGAAGGTAAAGAGGTTGAGTATTTACACCCTGCAACATTTATATGGGAACTTTCTGATAATACTTCTGTAAATCCTTTACTCCAACTTGAATACGAATGGCGCATCAAACCTGAACCAAAGCCTGATGTTGAGGTGTATGTTGGATGGGAAAATGTTATAACTGATGAATTACAAGAGATACCTAAGGAAAGTGTCACTAACTATGCTCACGCAATCAAACTTACCTTTGATGCTGAAACTAACGAATACAAATCTACGGAGGTGATTAAATGAGTTTGCGCTTACCTCTCGAGAAAAAGCCAAAACAAGCTTTTCAGTTTAATGATTGCTTACCATTTTTAGAAAACTCAAGAGCAGTATTAATTCACCGACCAAGATTTATTGCAATGTATCATTTGGGTGAAATATTTGGCAGAAAATATCCACCGCACTTAGGTATTACGATGTATTGCAGAAATAGCGTTACAGGTGGAAAAAATCTTACATTTTTAAATACGCTTAATGATGAAATGATTTTGTGTGTGAAGTGTGAAGAAAACGCTGTTAAAGCAGGGTTGCCTAGCGCAGAAAGCATCTGCTGTAAGCATGTTCACATCGGCGGGGTAAAATCTTATAAACTATGTTGCAAAGATTAAACAATGAACCAACAAGACAAAATTGAGTTAAGCAAGCGCATTGCTGAAAAGCTTGGGATAGATGCTTGGGTTGACATTACGCCTGACCGAGAAGCACACACACTTTTATGGCTTGCAGACGATAACGCAAGGTGCTTTGAGTTGATGGTGAAGTATGGACTTGAAGTTTATATCTATGAAACTTTTGTTACGGTTTACGGAAGAAACAAGTCTGACGAAGGTGCAGACCCATACGCAGAAGAATATTACAAAGACCACACCAGCCCAGAAGAAGCCACACGCATAGCTATTTTAAAATGTTTGGAGAATATGGAATGAGTAAACAATTCATAGAAACAACATTTTGCGGATTTACAGCAAAAGAAGTAATGGAAATGAAATCACGCATTGATGAACTTGAAGCAGAACTACATTCTATAAATGTAAATTGCCAAGGATGGATTAAAAAAAGCAATAGCCAAAAAGAGCAGTTGGCATTAGCGATTGATGCGCTTGAAAATTATGCAGATGGTGGATATACAACCCCATTTTGCGCAGAAAAAGCCCTCACACGCATTAAACACTTACAGGAAGTGGAAAATCATGAAACTATTAAAACTACGCAAGATATTTGCTAAAGAATCACTCTGCCGCGCACGTAAACGCATCAAGGCGCGTTTAAATCAATCAGCCAATGCTATGATATACGATAGAGTTTTTTATGAAGGCACAGACGGATATTTAAGAGATAGGAATTGTTATGGCAAGTGATGGCGGCAAAGGTAGCAGACAAAGACCAACGTTTGACCAAGAGCGGTTCGAACTTAATTTTGATTTAATCTTTCGCAGTAAGGAAAAGAAGTTTGACCAAACTGTGAATAATGGTGAATTGCTTGATGAATTAAAGGAAAGTAATAAAGATGACTGACACAAGTGACCCATTAGATGTAGCAAGTATTAATGAGCAAGTTAATTGTGATATGAAGGTAAAAGAGATACAGGCATTAGCCAGTAAAGAATTACCAAAGAGTGATATTTGTTGGGGATGTGGCGAACCTACAAAAGACGGTAGACGTTGGCATAACGTAGATTGCAGGAAATTATGGGAGGACTTTGGAAGACAATAAAAAAATACCGCTAACTTATCTCTATACAAGCAGTCTAGTGGTTAGCGGCATGGTTATTTCAACCATTAAGTCATCATTGGAGAGGATGATGATTTAACTTTAATGATAATTTCTCTCTAAGTCAAGAATATACTTTCCCAACTTTTCAGCATTATCACGATTTAGGCATATTCCACCGTCATTTTGTGGTATCACTTGCAGATGTGGCTTTGTCGGCTTTATCATCTGAGGCTGACACGCCACCATTGAAGTGATTGCGAAACCAATCAGAAGGGCTTTGACTAAGTTTGTCATGCTCATTTTGAGCCTTTCTAAAGCTAATTGCTTGTAGTAGCTTTTCAAATAGACGCAGGATGATTTCTAGCGTTTTCATTTTTTAAGTTGCTTAGTGCGCCATGCTGACCATACTAGACCACCGATAGTGAGAACTGCACCTGTTACAGCCTCTACCGCACCAGATACAGCGTCAGGTTCGATGTAACCTTTAGTGACCAAGATAGCGCCCACAGCAGTTAAGCCGTGACGGATAATAGAGCCGATAATAACTGTTAATTCCATAATTTACTCCTTAAAGTGAATAAGACATTCTACTGTACGATTTACCCAACCTTTGCCAAATCTGCCAAAGTTACTCAAGCTAGAATAAAAAATAATGCGCTCGGTTGTAAATTTTAGCAACACATCATTGACCGCCATTTTATTTAGAGCAGATTGCGAAAGTCTGCCCCACTGACCATCTGGATTAACTTTAACAGCACTTTGCAAGATACGTATTGCACGGCTAATACCAGTATTAACAGCGCAATCAAACAAAACGCAATGAATAGTCGGATGTAAGTTAGCAGGGAGTTTATCCCAGTAGTCACGCTTGTAAATAACCATAGCATCATATTGAGTCAAATCTCTAATATTAAGATGGGGATAAGCACGTTTTGATATACCGTAGCGGGTTTCACCGCCAGCATCAAACTTATCATCACTATATAAACCTTCGTGTTTTAGTACAAATTGAACTGCTTTGTCAAAGTTCATTGCTTGTCCATCTTATTGTCTATCTTAGCTTCAATTCTGTCTAGCTTGGTAAAAATAGCGGCCGCGATTTTGTCCAGTTCTTCACGTTTGACATAAGTACCTGCCACCAATACCTCAATTTGCTGAACTTTATCGGCAAGCATAGCATCCGCCTTTCGTAATTCATCAATCGAACTTTTAAGATTATTCAAAACCCAGCCTCCTAAAGCCCCTATAAGTGCAAAAGCCGTGTTAATTAAAGTTTGTGTGTCCATGTTTTCCCTTTTTACTTTAGCACTTCTTAATGAGGCTATACGATGTTAATAGTTGCTTGCTGTCCTGCAATACTTGACCTTAGTGATATTAAATTGCCAGCAGTTCCTTGTAAACTAAATTGTTGCAAATTAGTTGTAGTGTTAGCTGGTAAAGTTACAGTTGCAGGCTGAACTGTGTTGGTTATATCAGCAAAGGCATTTGCGCCCGTAATAGATAAATTTCCAGCCCCACCTTGATTTAAAATGCAAGTATAACTATTCCCACCGCCAGCAAATGTTTTAGAGCTTGCCGAGTTCATGCTGATAACGCCTGAGCCTGTTGTGGTGAAGTTTGTGCCTGATACTGTCCACCCACCAGCAACATCAATCTGCCCGCCTGCAAAACTGATACTACGAATATTATTATTTGATGATGACCAACCGCCAGTCGATAAAGTATTTCCGTTTAAATCTATCGTTCCCAATGTATGGGTAAAGGTTCTTGATGCATTTTGTAATAAATCATCGGCTAATATTAAATTCCCTGCTGCAAATTTTGTCACTGGAAAATCTAAAACCTGACCGTTACCTGTATATGTTTGATTTCCAGTTGTCGCTGCAAATCTTAAATTGCTAGCACCAGCCGTTAATGTTGCATTTAATGAAAAGGTAACATCGCCATAAATATTTCTTAACTCATTAGTTAAAGAGCCAGAAAATCCAGTTAAGTTAATGCCTCTGATATTAGTAAATCCTACCAACGCATCAGAACCTGCGGATACAATAAAATCTAGTGCTTGAGCCTCAGCAAAAGAAACGTTTACTGTTCTAGTGCCTACGCTTCCAGAATAATTTAGCTCAACAGTTGGAGTTCCTGTGTAACTAAAGTTTGTGACTGTTGCCATATTGAAAATAATTGTATTATTTCCAGTAAGCAATATTTTTCCTGTGCCGAATTGAATTGCTCTAGTATTCGTATTGCTACTAGCAAAAGTAGATGCAGTTAATGTTTGATTGTTTAAATTAAGATTTCCTGCTGTCAAGGTATAAGCGCCTGTGCAAGTCATAGAATAACCGTTTAAATCTACATCACCTAATGTTTGAGTGATAATGCCAGTTTTAGTGAATGCACTACCTAACGCCCATGAACCTCCAGAACCATTAAATATTACGCTACCTGTTGTTACTTGAACACCATTTGTGGTGATTGTTTTGCCTGTTGTCGTAGCTGCAAAAGTAATATTTCCTGTATAGGTTCTAGTAAGGTTAGATGCTGGATAAGCCAATGAGCCAAAAATAGACCATGCCGCACTTCCTGCTAATGTCATTGTTTGGTCAAGTCCGCTTACTGTAATATCTTGACATACAGCGCCTGTGTTAATAGTTACAGTAAATCCAGTACCAGCATCTGAGTTTGCATTAAATATAACATCATCGGCACTTGTAGGTGCTACTGCACCACCAGCACCACCATCTGTATCAGACCAGTTTGTAGTTGTTGAAGCATTCCATGTGCCACTTCCACCTACCCAATATTTAGTCGCCATTGCTTACCTCAATTTCTTCTTGAGGTGCAGTCACAATCACATACCAATCATCAAAGCGTTTTTGTTTCATGGCTTCAATTTCGGCATTGGTGAAAGTATGGTTATCAGTCAAGACAATAGCGTCTTTCAGCGTGTAGCCGTCTTGAGTGATTTCAAAGTTAATGGTCATAATGTAGATGCTAGATTAAATAAATTATCCAATTCATCTTGAGATAACCCAAGCGCAATCGCCATGTTTTGGACTAAGGAATCATTTTTATTAACTTCTGTTGCATATTCCCATGTAATTTTATCAGCCTCACTACCTTGTTGAATTGCTAAATTTACATTAGTTAACAATCCTTCTTGAAGCAAAGCTAATCTTGCTTGTCGCATTGAAACTACTGATGGTTTTGGCGGTAAAGGTGCAGGCGCAGGTTCTAAAAACTCACCGTTTACATAAGTCCATTCTGTTGTGCAGTTTGATGGGCAATCAATCCAATATAAAGGTTCTGCAATAGGAAAAGTCTTATTGTTGGCTTTAACTTCTACGATACGATTGTTTTCATTAGGTGATATAAGCGCTTTCATTATCTGTACTCCCAAACGATTACAACTCCAGCAGTTGCAGAAACAGTTCCAGAACCAGCTCCAGCAGCTCCTACTGTAACAGTTTCACTAGAAGCTAATGCTGTTGCAAGTATTTTTTCTCTAGAATATCCACCGCCGCCTCCACCTGCTACTTTTACTATTGTTGATGCAATTGCGGAATTATAATCAGTTGAACCGTTACCAAAACCAGTTATTGCAGAAGTTCCACCAACGGCTTGAATATTTGAAGTTGTAGAAATGCCTTCAACATAACCTGTTAAAATAGCACCTCTAGTTCCTGAAATATTTATATCACCTCCGCTTCCAGTTCCACCTGCGCCTCCAGCACCAGTAGTTGAAGCAACACCGCCACCAGTTGCAGATAAAAATGTACCAAAAGATGAAGTGCCTCCACTACCAGTTTGCCCACCCCCGCCGCTAACAACTTCAACAATTACAAATGATGGATTATTAGTTGCTTTTGTGTAAGTGCCTGATAATGTAAAAACTTGATACCCAATTAATGAGCCAGTGCTAGGAACTGTTCCCATTGTCCAGAAAGCAGAACCTGTGCAAGTAACTACCGCCCAACCGCCAGCGGCAATTGATTTAGTATTAGCACCATCAATCTGTTCGGTAGAGTTAGGGTCAATCGTGATTGTGCCTGAGCCTGTATTAATAACTGCAAAGTTAAAACCATCGGCTAAAGTTGCTGCCGCAGTTAGTGATAAAGTAAAAGTACCGCTACAAAGAATAACTTTACCTCTATCAGACGTAAGTACCGTGTAGTTTGCTGTTTTTGCTACGGTATCAGCGCCTAATGAACCTAAAGTAGCTAAAGCAGTTCCTACTGTACCGTCAGAGCCAAATAATCCTGCTAGAAACTCTCTTTGGTCTGTGATTGCACTTTTAAAATCACCTTCGGTTACTGCTGAGTCGGTAAATGCTGTTGATAATGGTAACGCTGTCATAATTTATCCCCTAAGTCCACATTAATGTTGTATCGTCAACATTCCACATCAATGTCGTATCATCTACATCCCACATATAATCTGCACTTGAGCCATATTGTACACTCACCCATGCGCTTCGTGTAATACCAATAGCCGCAACACGAATCACTGTTCTAGCACCATATTGAGCAATCGCAGTAAAGCTAGACGCTGAAGTATCACCAATACGAGTCCAGCCATTTCCATTATCTGAAATCTCAATTAAATATCTTTCAGCACCAGCAGAAGGTTCCCATGACAAAAACATTTTAGTGACATCTGCAGGGTCAGAGCGTGCAATCAAACCTCGCAATACTGGTCTTGTGTTTCTAGTCGGTAATTGCCATGCTGATTCAGTTGGCGCTACACCCGTGTCAGCATCATAAACAAATTCTGAATCAACTACGCATGAAATTTCTACACGCTCTAAACCTCTAGGCTTAATTCCTAAAACTTTAGCAGTTACATAAAGTGAATTAGCTAAACCAAATGCAAAGTGTGTACGCTCTCTGTCAATGCCAAAATCAATAGTAATTGATGGAGTTTCTAATAAAGTAACTTCGTAGTCAGTTACAGCAGATGCGCTTGCAAATAACCATCCTAAATTATTGCCTGAATCTGTACTAAATACTGCTGTATAAGTGCCAGTAGGCGTTAAACTAATATCTTGAATGTCTAAATAGTATCTTTCGTTAGGCGCTTGATAACGTTCAACTTCATAGGCTTCTGAAACTGAACCATCACGATTTCTAAAAGCAATGTAATATGTGCCCACATCGAAACTTACTGGCTCAGACAATCTCATGTAGCCAGTTGCAGAATCGTACTCAACGACTTCACCTGAATATCCCCAACTTGGCATATCGTGTTGAACGGCAATCAAATCGCCAACAGTAGGAATGTAACCTTCCATTTCAGTCTGAAAAGATACCATGCGTCTGCGATAACGGTTAGCCGCAGCCATGTACATACCTTCACGATAGGCTTGGTCACGACTTGAACATCCAAATAGTTGTCTTTTTACAACAAGGGATTCAGTAGAATCAGGCAATGCTGCACGAACTACTTTTTGTTGAAATGTTCCGTTATCCCAATACTCTACGTCTATTGCGTCTGCCGTTTCTTCATTAGGCATTAAATAAGACATTTTAAAAGTATTTTTTGCAATGTTTCGCATTGAAAATAATGCAACTGGCGATTCTTCTGAATCTCTAGTGATGTAAACGCTACCAGATTGCAGATAAGGCATTGCACGACCAACTCTAGCAACTTGTGTCAACGCTTCCCATGCTGGTTGTTGTCCGTCATAAATACCATCAAAGTTATCACCACGACTTGCCCATACAGAACTCAAAGCAAGTAACTGGTCGCCATCAATGCGTGAAGTAGATAGCCCCATGCCATAAGATGCTGTGACTATATCTGCTATTGCCCATGCAGGGTTGCGAGTAGCAACTGCGTTAGTCCATGTTGAACCATCCCAAGTAGGCAACATACGAGTACAAACTACATTGATTCTACGGCTTGAAGTTTGATTAAGCTGATTAGATGCTTTTAACTTCATTGCAAGCATTGTAATATTGCCGTAGTTTTGACTGCCTTTAATGTAACCTCTTAAACCTGCCCAGTTTACGTCGTTGCCGTAGCGAGTGTCTGTTTGTTTTAGATTTGTACGTGCAAATCTAGCTTCATATCGACCTGTTGCAACCCCGACTTGTTGCGAGAATCTTTGAGGTGTAGTCGTAGCTAAAGTTACTGTTTGACTAAAAGCATCAGTCCAACTTCCTACTGGTGACCCGCTATCATCAATTTCACGATATTGCCCAGCGTAAGTGACTGTAACGTTATCTAAACCACCGCTATCATTTGCGTAATAAAGACCTCTAGGCAATACAATATCAAATCCAATGGCAGTAATATCTGTGCCAGCCGCATTAACTACAAATCCACCCAAAACAGTTACTATGACAACGTTTCCTGAAGTTGTAAGCGAACCGCTTGCGGTTACAGTAAACGTATCAGCAGTTGGTGTACTAGCTACTTGAAAAAATCCACTTACAGCAGTACCGCTAGTAAATGATAAGTAAACAGCATCGCTTGTATCATAACCATGATTGACTTTAGTAACAGTTATCGTAGTGCCTGATTGAGAGTATGTGCCGCTTGTTGATAAACTTTCTTGCCCAGACACTTCAACAGAAGTAACCACGTTTGCAGGGAATAAAGTAATTTCTTCGTTAAAGCAAACTTGATATTGAATATCCTCAAACACGCCATTGGCATCATAAATCTCACCATCTTGAGTAACTGTGCTTGCAACGATTGAATCCTCTAGCCTAATTTGCTCAATATCATATTCACCTTGACCAATACAAAAAAGCTGATACAAAAATTGTTCGTTGCCTGAATATTCTGTATATGGCTGTGCCGCAAAGTCCATGTATATTTGATTGCGACCATAAGCAACTGGGATTGCTTGACCAATACGAGCTTGGTTGCCTTGCGCTGACAAGTTATAAGTAGGCGATGCTGATTGTTGTTGCTGTATTGACCTTTGAGAAAGTGAAGGCGATGGGTCACGGACTAATGCATTAACTAAAGCGTTACCTGCAAAATTAATGCCTGCGGCAAGCGCCTTCAAACCAAGTTCACTTAATCCTAAACCTAAAGAACTATTAATTCCTGCTGCTAATGGTGTTGCATAAATAGCAATAGTAATTGATAAAATTATTTTAAGAGGATTAGAGCCGCCACCGCCACCACCTTGTGGCAATGTAATGAAAGTTACTATCTCACCATCGTTTACAGTGCGATTCCAGCCGTTATTTTCTCTAAGTAATGGCTTACCATTAACCAAGCAAATAAATGGCTCAGAACGCTTTGGCGCAAGCGCAGATATGCGTTTTTTACGCTTAATGGACACAATCTCACGGTTTCTAGCAGGGTGAAACGGATTGTTTGCATAAATAACGGTTGCTTGCATTATTTCGCCCTGTAAATTCCAGTGATGTTATATGGAAATGATTTTAACTTGTTTTCAGGTGTATAAACAACTCCTGTGTTACGAACGCAATGCAAAATTGCACCATCAACCCAAATTCCAACATGAGTTGGTCTTTTAGATTGCGACATTAAAACAGCATCACCATTTTGCGCTAGTTTAGTGCTTTCAATTTCTACCCAGTTATTTCTTTCGTTATGACCAACAAATGCTCTAACGCACTCTAATGTATTAAATGCATCAACATCAATCACGGGAACGTCACGACCAAACTGTTCTTTTTGCACTTTGCGAAAAAAAGCCCAGCAATCATGTTCACCATAAACCCATGCTTGACCGATATAATCACTAACAAAACTCATTGTGATAACAACCCTGCAAATCGTTGTAAATCGTAAACATCTCTAGGAAATGGTCTGTTTGCATAATCCCCAAATCCACAGCGTGCCGTGATGCGAAAAATATCCGCTTCCACTTCTTTTAGCGTCATTGTTAGCGGTGGGTCATTTTGCGGTGCTGATAAATCGGTTGATAAGTAGCAACGATAAGTCACTTCAATTAAATCTTGAGAGTTAGCCGCCAAATCCAAATAAGCCATAATGTCACGGCTTACGTTATCAATCGTCAAAAGTAACTCAGGTGATGAACCGCTGGTCACATCAGGCAACTCCAAATCAAATGCGTATTGAACAAATAGCACTTCTTCACTTGGGTTTTCAGGTGCAGTCGATTCTAAAAAAGCCTCTAAATCGGCTTTATCTCTTACCACTCGCAAAGGTGTTGTAAACTCTGGATGCCTAAACTCTAGCGTGTGTAAGATAACTTCACCAGCAGGCGCAGTAGCGTAAGCCTCTTTAATTGCTTGCGATAGTGTAGCGTCAGGCATTACGCACCTCTAACTTCAACGTTTGCTGATACTGACCAATGACCGCCTTGCACATAAGAATATTGATAAGGCGCAGTAAAGCGAACATCATACGTTTGAAACCCATCGCCTACGTCTAATTCCATTGTGAAAAAGTCAGAGCCTTTGTTTACAGTTGTGTCAAAGAAAGTCTTAAATGTAGCCATATCAGCGGCACGAAATAACCAGTTCATCGTCATTTGATGGTTAGTCGCTGTAAATCTTTGACGCTGACGCATTGAGCCAGCTTCCATTTCTGTACGAATAAAAGCTAAATCTTGACTACCGCCATAATTATCTATGTTAGGTTTAGGTAAATCAGTAGGAAACGCTGCCATTATGTACCTGCCATTCTATTTAAACCATATCTACGTTCTAATGTAGGTGCGATACCACCACCACGCTGTAAGTCACGATTCATTATGCCGTATAACTGTTCAACCATAACTTTGATTGACATTGAACCGTCTGGGTTTTGTTGTTGCTGCACGTTGGCTCTAGTTCCTTCAGCTTCAACAATCTGAATGTTTACAATTTGATTTCCGCCTAGCTTACTGTTTGATGTAATGCTTCCGCTAGTGTTAGGCGTAAATAACTCCATGCCATTTTCGCCAACAATGTAGCTTTTTCCACTAGATACATTGCCGCCCATTGCTCTAGCGCCACCATAGTTTAGATATGGGTTTTGGTCTATGCTATAAGCACCAGCGTCAGAGCCTACGCCACCATTAATAAATGAGCCTATTGCACCACCAATACTTCCTAAAAAGCCACCTATACCACCGCTAGATTCCACTGCACCACTTAATGACTTAAACAATGGGTCAAAGATATATTTCTGATTAACAAACTGAAGCAAACGCATAGACATATCTTGAATCATGTCACCAAATGAAAGTTTGCCACTTACTGAAAATTCAGCAAGTGAACGAGCCATGTCACGACTATAACCATCAATGGCATTTTTTAAATCTTCAAAGTCATTTTTTTGGCTGTCGGTCATTTCTTTGTGGATACGTTGCGCTTCTGCAAAGTTTTCATCTGCTCTGCGCTGGTTAATATCCAAATGACGTTTTGCTATTTCTTGCGAATCTTCTAAGCGTTTTTGTTCTGCGTCATATATCTGTTCATTAACCCAGATTGCTACGTTTAGACGTTTTACTTCTAAAGCGTTAGCATCTTCTGCCGCTTTTTTTCTAGCACGTTCTAAATCTTTAATGTTAGCTTTTTCTTGAACAACTACATCTTGTCTGCGTTTTCCTGAATCTGCGCCCATTACTGCACTAGGCGCTGTGATGCCACTTAACCTGCCAGCTGCTTCAATACGCATATCTTCTGCAAGTTCACTAAGCCTTGCAAATTCTTCAGTTAATTTTCCAGTTCCCCAAGTTGAAGGTGAAGTTAATACGCTGAAAAATACTTTTGTTTTCTCAGCAGCAGACCCCATTGTGATGCCTAAGTTTTCAAAGTCAAAAATTAAAGGCTTAATAACATTGTCGCCTACAAAACCTAACCCACTTGTTAAAGTATCAGCTAGTGCAACATAGGCAGGCGTTAATGATTGACCAACTGTAATGGATAAGTCTGTAAATGATTTTAATAGTTTAGCGTTAGCCCCATCTACGCCATTTGCAGCAATAGCAGCGTTACCTAACTGACCCTCTGTTTCAGCCAATATACCGTTATATTCAGCTTGGCGTTTTTCTGCCATTGTTAAGTCATTGACTGACTTGTTAATTTGAGCGGCATACTCTTTCCACATCACCGAAACGTTTTTAGTGACACCAGCGTTATCAACTAATACAGAGTTTTCGTTTTTTATACCTTCTGTTGCAGACACAACAGCTTGACCAAAATCTAAAGATGCTTGACGACCAAATGCGGCAGCGTCTTTAAAACGCTCAATCATAGTTACCGCTTCTTGTGTGCTAAAACCTCTAGCCAGCAAGTTCTTAAGTGCAGTAGCCGCCTCTGTGGTGCTTAATAACCCATCTTGAGTGGTTTGCAATGCAAGGTTAAGTGTTTTTTCAACATCTTCGCCTGCGTAACGTGCAACACTAGCCAAACCATTAAGTGAATTTTGATAAGCAGTTGCCGCATTGATTGTTTGCTTAAGTGTGTAAGAAATCACACCGAGAGCGGCAGCAGATTTTAAATAAGTTGCGCTAAGTGATTCAGTAGCAGATTCAGTTTTTTTGCTAGTGCTGCTAAAATTTGATAAGTCTTTATCAGCAGTCTTTACTTGGCTAGTATCAACTTTAATCTGCAAGGAAGCTATATCAGTTGCCATTTAATAATCCCCTATCCATTGCCCTTAAAGTCATCAATTCCCAATTAGTTAGCTTTCTGTTAGTTACCCTTAACCAAGATTCTATCTCAGTGCAACTAATTGGGTTTGCGTTCATGCCGTATTGCCTAGTAAAACTTAAATCAGAAAACAAACCTATAAGATATTTTACTTTATTTGGCACATTTGGTGATATTAATTCGTCAGGCATCTTGCGTGTACGTTTATACACAGCCTGTAAATGTTCTCGTAAAGTATGACCATCTTTTTGTTTAACGTTTAACTTTGTTTCATGCTTAACAAACTCTACGAGAGAATCTGTTAAGCCTTGATAAAATTTGCTATATCCATCATCCCACGTTGCACTTGCGTTCGTATAATTGGATATTGTTTATAAATACGTTCAGCTTCATCAATGCTAAAACTTATTTCTTTTCCATTTTCAATTAAACCTTTCCAGCCTTTAGTGTATTTAGCTAGAAATTTAGCAGTAATTTCAGCATCAAATTTATCAACTAAAATCTTGTTTTGCGCCAACTGTTTTTTAGTAGGATTTTCAGGAAGTTTATTTTCTTCTTTGTAATCCTCAATTTCAGCGAATAAAATGGATAAATCATCTTGATAATTTGTTGACATAGCACCAACCACAGTGATTTCTAAGCCCATAGGCTCGTTATCTAGTGGGTTCAATATCTTTATATCAACTCCGTTATTTGATGCGCCTATAACGTCAAGTTTTGAAATATCCATTTTTACCCTTATGCTGCTGAATCTTGAACAATAAGAGTTGTTTTATCTTCACCAGTGCCTGTGTCATTAAACAATGCTTGATAACTGATAGTTTGCACTAACCCTTTTTCACCGTCATCTTTTGTTGCAGAACCTAATTTAACTCTAGGCATTACAAATGATACAAAGTCGGGGTTTTTAGCATTTGAAGTCGTAAACACAAACATCAATGCGACTTCATCTTCATCAATGAAAGCATCACGCAAATCACCGTTTTCAAAGAAAGCTGTCAATTCACCTGTTACTACCACACGACCTTCAAAAATGTCTGGGTAAGTGTTTGAGCCTACAACTGGTTCAGCACTCATATTACCTGCAACGTTAATAGTTAGACCAGTCAATACTGTTTGACGTGAGCCTAAAGCGTATGCCAAGCCGTTTACAGACGCTAATATGCCTGTGTTAGTAGTAGCAGTAGGGCTGGTAAAATATTCAGCCTGCGCTGTTGTAATATCTTTACCCATAAAGTCAATGCCGATTGTAGCCATACCAGTAGGTGGTAAAGCCACATTAACTGAGTTTACCTTGCATCCAGTAAACAATTCAGATTCATCAACATCATCATGGAAGTGTTCAATACTGAATGAATCGTCAGTTTGTGCTGTTTCAGGGGTGTAAGATTTTTTACCAACTACTGAAATTGTAACTGTATCGCCAGCAACTTCATCTGTCAGCACTACACCATCCAGCGGAACGATATTCAATGTGCCAGCCGCAACACCAGTGACTAAGCAATAATGGTCATTGTTGTTTGCGGTAGTGAAACCTGTCGCTGAGATAACGTCACCAACTTTAAAGCCGTCAGTTACAAAGCCGCTTGATGAATCTGTTAATGTTGTGCCTGTGCCTGCTACTGCGTAAGTAGTGCCTGCGCCAGTAGATGCGCCTGCTACAAAGTCTTTACGCAAAGCAGCCGCAATAAACTGTGAATAAGTCTTAGGTGATAATTCACCATTGATTGAACCAGCAACACTACGCACACCATGACGATAATCTGCCACTTGATAATCAGTACGAATTTCTGCTGATTGATATGCTTCTTTAGTTAATGATAAGTCTGAAGTCACTCTGCGGAGTAATTGACCGCCAGTTGCACCAGCAGCCACACCCCAAGTTGTTTCTTTTTTAAATCTGACCTGTTTAGCTACGCCTGTCGCTAATGCCATAATAATTTCCTTTCTTTAAAAAACATCAGCCTGATAACGAATAGAAACAGGCAAAATATACCAGCCTTCAACATTTAAAGCAGGGTTAATGCTTGGGCTGTTTAATACTCTAACTACAATTTGACCTACTGTAAATGACTGTCCTCTAGCAAAATAATTTAGCAAGCTATCAGCCGTAGTAGTTGCTGTGGCAGTGCCGTCACCTTCTTTAAGATAAATGCTTGCTTGCAAGATGCCTACGTAGCGTTTGTGTGCATCACCTAGTGATGGGTTTTCAGTTTCAGCAGGCAGCAAGTTTAACCTTAAATAAGCAGTATTTTGTGCAGGCTTATAAGGTACGTTTTCCCATGCAATAGGAAAGTTAGCGTTAGCTGCTGACCATGCGCCAACTGCAACTTCTAATGCTTGTCTGACCGATTTAACACTCATGCGTATTTACCTGCTATTTCCATTACTGAAATTCTAGCCATACCTTGTGGTGCTTGACCTGAATAACCCATCTCTAAACGATAAGAATAAGGCAAGTTATTTGTAATATATATAGAATTGTCTTTAACTTCCCATTTTTTAGTTGCCGCATCTGCTTCAGTAAAAATTCCAGAGCTTGGCGCACTACCAAATGGTTGATTGTCTAATCTATCTGATTGATTTGTGTATGGGTAATTTATCCCAACATACCAGTTACCACGAAAACGACCAGAATCTACTGGGCTTTTCTGTACAACTTTAACATACAAATCCAAAGCAATTTTACGGACTACTAATTTAGTATTGCCATTAGCTTTCTTTGTCCATTTATCTATGTCAATAGTGAAACTCATACTCGAACCTGCATTTCATGTATGACTACTAACCCAGCAGGATTGATAGTTTTAATGCTAATAATGCGATAAGTTACACCATCAAAAATAAACAAATCTGTAACGTCAGGCGTTACATCACCTTTAATGATTGCTTTTCTATCTGTAACTTCAACCATTGAATCAACTGCGTTAATCTGGCTTTGTGTGTAATTTAACAAAACCCCATAAGTAGAATAGTCATTAATGGTTATTACACTTAAACCTGTGTCTGGGTCATAATCACCTGATGTTTGCTTTCTTAACGTGCAAGCCTTGCCTTTGCTTTCAATCAAGCGTGAGGCGGTATCTTGCAGGTTTTGATAGAAACTCATGCTCTTAACACTTTACGAAATGAGCCACTAGAACCAGTAGCAAGATAAGGCGCAAGCAAATTATCTATTGCACGATATTTTGTATACTGTGGCTGTGATTTATCATATTCAACTTCAATCACATCAACCTTTTCACGAATTGTAGCTCTAGCCAAGTCAGGTGCTAATTCACCACTGTTAGCTTTATATGCCAATTCAGCGCAAGCATTAATAACTTCTAACGGCACATTGTCTGATGGATAATAATAATTGCCACCAAGCATTTGATAACCGTTAATTGTGCTGGCTTCGTAGTCTTCACGTTCCATAAAATTGCGTGGAAAATCTAAAGCCTGTTCTGCGCTAACTCGAACGCCTTTCCAACGCATACGATAGACTTGCTGTAAGTAATCAGTTGCTTGCACTAGCAAACTTTGTCTTTCGCCTGCTGTAATTAAAGCCCAAGATAGATTCCCACGTTTTGCGTGATAATCATTAGCATCATCAAGGCTACATAATGAGATAGCGTCTGTTTTACCAGTACCATCTTCAACAATAAACCAATCGCCCAAAACAGTAATTGTTTCAGCAGTTGTTGCAGAAGTTGAGCCTGTGTTATTTGTAGCCGTTATAACGCATTGAAGTTGATGGTCTGTATCATCAGCAATAACGACATAATGAGAAAGAGTTGCGCCTGCAATATTTTCAACATTAGCATTAACTCTTTGCCATTGATAAGAGTAAGAAGTAACACCACCAGTCCATGTACCATTACTTACAGACAAAGTTTCACCAACGGCAACAGTTCCGCTAATGACTGGGAGAACGGTATTGACTGGAGCTGCCATTATTCAATCCTTACAATAGATTTATGTTTTAACTGAAACCTAACTGCATATTCGCTAGTTTCAAATATTTCACCTATTTTACGACCATCAACTGGCTTGACGACTTTAACTTTAATCAAACCGTTATTTTGTTTCGGCAATTCTATCACTTCATTAATTTCTTGTGTAATAACTTTTTGTTGTGTAACAACTTTTGATTTAGTTCTAGCCATTTAGAATCTCCAGAGATTTATGTTTAATTTGCAATCTAACTTCATGCGCTGATACTGTTAAAACAGTGCCTATCGGCCATTGATAGCCACGATACTCAAATGGTGCAACAACTTTAACTTTAACTTGACCTTCTAATGCTTCGCCAAATATCTGCGGTATTACAAAATCATTAAACTTTTCTGCTTTGTCGTATTGCTTAAAATATTTAGTAAGGCAACCGCTAACAACTCTGTTTTCACATTTATTATGTTTGATAAATTTTTCATGCATTTGCATGATTCGTTTATCGCCATTATAACAATCAAATCCTGCATAGATAATAGGGTGCGCTCCCATCAAGTAAGCAACCCATGATGCTATTACGCCACTGTTAAACAGATACGGATAATCAGGCCAACGGCATATTTGATACTGCCCCCAATGCCACGGACTAATTACAGGCGCATCTGAATATTGCCTTAACCAATCACGCATCCATGCTTTATTGCCTGTGTGAATATTATCCATGCAAACAATGTAATCAACTTTTCTGCGCTTTGCGCCATGCTCATTTACAGAAATGTAAACATCAGCATCAATTTGCTTTAAGTCATCATCTAGCGATTTGCCACCACCCATTATACAAATTGACTTGCCTGCATGAGCCATAATCAAATCAGATAAAGGTGCTACTTGGTCAAACTTCACAGCCCAACATCCCAAGGTCTTGGCTTGCCATGAAAACATACAATATCAGCATCATCAGGTATGCCTTTTTTACAGTGATATTTCCATGAATAAACATTCATAATATCTTGCCACCGTTGGGCATCTTTAACAAATGGCAAAATAAAGCCTTGGTCACCGCTAGGCCATTTAACGTGCTTTGCCATATTGCCTTGTGGGTCTTTTATGAAAGCATCCCAAATCTTTGCTCTAGTTTCTTGTGTAAGATACATTAAACCTGACCCGATTACATTATCATCACCGAAATCAGTTAATACTGTATCTACATTTACATTCTCAGGTTCGTTGATAACCAAAGTGTCTAAATCATAAAACATCACATCGCCATGTATGTCTGGGCGGCATATTTCTATTTTTGCCCACCATTTAGCCCAGTCATACCATAAAGATAGTGTTTTAATGCCTTCAATCTTCACGTCTGATAGGCATACAAGGTTTTTTACTTGGCTTGATAGTCTATGCACATGGTCAGGATTAAAATCGCCACCAGAGCGCAATACGCAAATATTAGTAATCATTCAAACACCATTAAATCTAAATCAGTGTTATATCTTGGATATGGCACTTTGATAATGTTAGGCACTTTGCCAATCATGTTTATATATTCTGATATGTCACGATTAAAAACAGGTGGGGTGCCTTTCCTGCGCCATTTCCTACCTGTAATTTCACCAATAACTATGCGTTCATAGTTTTTCATTATTTCAATAACTGACTCTATTTCATCATCAGGAATATGTAAAAGAACTGTATAAGCAAGCACGGTGTCAGCAGGCTTCCATTCATTAACATATTTATATCTTGGATTGTTTATTTTAGCCTGTTTTAAAGCGTGTGTATTTATATCGTAACCTTGATACATTAAAGAATTAAAGTAAGGCGATAAACGACCATCACCGCACCCAAATTCAAACACATAACCTCTACACGCCATCTGCAATGCACGTTCTAATCCAATCTCAGGATAACGTTCGTTAGGCGGTGTAATATGGTCTAAATCAATGTTGTTTAGCCAGTAATCTTTTGTACTCATAAGCAAAAAGGGAGAAAGCCAATTAAGACAATCTCCCTTCCGTTCCCCTTACTTTATCACTAAGCTGCTTGGCTCAATGTAAGTACACCAGCGGTGTGTTTGATTGATGTAGCAGTTTTTGTCCAATTACTTCCTGTTGCCAATTCAGCATCAGTTGGGGATTTAACTGAAGTTGACCAGCTATAACCTTTAAGACCTAGACCAAATGTGTAATCAGCTTGGAATGTAGTCTTAATGCGTTGTGAGCCGTTGACTGTTTCAATGTTAGTTACCAAGTCGCCTGCATTGTGGCAAACAATACCACCAGCAGCCAATGACAATACTTTGATGTCATTAGTTGCAGTAGCTGGAGTTTCACGCAATGCTGGTGCGTCAGTTACAACAATACGTTTGCCAAGAATATCAACAACAGTAACGTTACCTGCAACAAACAATTGTGAAGCATTAGTCAAGTTCAAGCCAACCAAAGCATGGTAAGTTGCCCCATCCATTACGTCAGCAACAAGCAACTGTGAAGAATCACCAAACAAAGCGTGACCTTGATTAATGTCTGCATAAGTAATTGCACGCCCAGTGCCAGTATCATAAACCGCAGTAGCACCTACGTTTTCGATTGCTGCAACAGCAGAAGCGATACCTGCGTTCAACATATCTTTAACGATAGATTCTGACAAGTTTTGTGAGATGGCTGCCAATGCTGCTTGTGGGTTTGTGCGAATCCATGATAACTGTGCAGGTTCCCATGCAATAGGACCAAATCCACCAGCCACTTTTACAGTATTGTCTTGCAATTCAGCTACGTTAGTTGCTGATGCTGATGTGTTTGTTGCATAGCGGTCAACACGACGTTGCGCAGCGTGAAGGCTTGAGAACATAGATTTCATTAAGAAATCACCGTCGAAACCTTCAGTAGTTAATTGAATAGCACCTGCTGATGCCTCGTTAAACTTATCCACCATTTGTGAAACGGTTTCAATAGTTGCTTCCTTAACGTATTCGTTAAAGACCTTCATATCTGATAAAGCCATGATAAATTCCTTTTAGTTAGTTAAGCCGATTCATTTAGGCCAAACTTACTACCAAAATATTCAGCACGTTCTTTTAAATTGCCGTCAATCTTGCCCTTAGTTTGACCAGAGCCGCCAGATGAACCGCCACTTGAACCACCACCGCTGTTAGCAGGTGCAGATACAAAGTATCGACCTTCTTCTGACTTTGCCCACTCATTTACAAAATCTGCAAGTGCTTTATCGCCTACTTTAGCAATACGAGTATCACCTTCAGCTACTAATTGCACTTGACTGGCTAATGTAGATTTAACGGCTTTCAGAAATGCTGGATTGGTTACACCGACTTTAGTCAATGCTTCAGTTAATCCATTTTCAACAAGTAATTTTTGTGTAAAACCAGATTCCGCTTCAAGTTGTTTTTGAATATTGCTTACAGCCTCGTTAGCCTTTTTCAAATCCTTTTCATACTTCGATAATTGCTCTTTATATGAATCACGTTCGCTTTCTAGTTTTTCCAAGTCCTCAGGACTTACTTGTTTACCTTTACGCAACTGCTTCACTTCGTTTAAAAGTTCATCACGCTTTTCTGCTAAAGGGCGTGTTGCTTCTTCTACTGCGTGTTTAATTGCGTCTTTAATTTCTGGGTCGTTAATATCAATAGCCATGTTATGTTCCCTCAGGGATGTTGTGGACTCAGTCCGAAAATAAATATATTAGGCTCAGCCTTAATATCATATTGTTATATTAAACCTTTTTTTATGTTTATGTAAATAATTCGCCATCTAAGCGTTCTAATTCTTTTAATGTGTAAACCTTACCACGCTCATTTACAAATCTGTCCAGCGTCATGCCTTCACGAAATAATTTGCCTTTAGCTTTACCTAGCACTTCATCTTGAAACTTAGCAGGCTTTTTGCGTAACCATTCTTGATAGGTTAATGATTCAGGCACTTGCCCATCCATGCTTGCCCTAGTTGATTGCGGCACTTCTTCAGCATCAAAGCCTAATTCTTGCCATGATTTAATCACTACTGTGTAAGTAGAGCGGCAGTTAAAGTGGGCGGGCAATGATGGTTTAGCCTGACCTATTCTGTAAATGTTACCATCACGGCTAGCGCATAATTCAGTAGTTCTGGCATCTAGTGTTGCTGTATAGCGATAACCTTTAATCAAGTCTTGGTTTTCATCATAAAAAGACTCTCTAGCGTAGTTTGCTGTATGTGCTACGGCTGTTCTGACAACGGCTTCAGCATTACGTTTATTGATTGCCAATATACCATCTTCATAATTTAACGCACGACTACCTCTAATGCGTTTAGTTATCTGTGGGATTGTTTGACCTTCAACAAAGCCAATTCTCACAGCATCACGAATCTTTGCACTTGCATCGGCTTCTAAACCGCTAACCCATTCAGATAACAGTCTGCCTTGAAACGGTCTAGCCATAGCTGCGGCATATACTTGTCTAGGTGCTGGACTATTAAACTCTAAAGCTAAAGGCACTGCATTATCAAATAGGTTTGTTTGGTAGCCTAACTCATAAGCAGTTAATTCTGAAAGCGATACATCAAGTTCATCAGCAACTGATTGATATGCTTTTTCGTTAATTTTTCGGATTGATTTTAATTGTTCATCAATGCGTTCAACGCTAGGTGATTCAGGTAAACGTTCTAGTTGTTTGATTAATTGAGCATACAAATCTGAATCAGTACGTTTTAGCAAAGCAATAATCTTATTGACTATGCCGTTGCCATATCTGATTAAACCTATCTGATGCGATACTTCTGCATCAAGTATTTTGTCATTAACGCCCATTATGATGCTACATCATCATCCGTATTTAAATCAATCGTAAGATTAGGCTGTGCATTGGCAATCTTTTCCTGTTCATCTTCCATTGATTCATCAGCATCAATAATTTCACCGTTTTGTAAATTCTTAAACAGCGTGTCGTAACTGATTGCGCCTGCTTGCCATGATTTAACGAGTTCAGCTAATTCTTGCGGTGACATTTTAGCTGGGTGATAGTCAGTGTTAAGTTTAAACTCAATCTCTTGCGTAATGCCTTCCCACTGAGCCATGAAGTTAAGCATTTTCTCTAATTGCTGTGAAATCATTTTGGCAATCCCAGCCAATACAGATGATTCGCCATTAACACGCAGTTTCATTGTTCCTTCTGCTTCAACGCCTGCTTTTTGTTGCTCAAGCATCCTAGCGCCAATCACTGCCATTTGTTTTTCTTTGCGGTCTAGGTTTTTCTCTAGCGCACCCAATCCTTGACCACTAAACTCAATAAACTTTCCGTCTGCGTTTTCGTTATTGCTTACAATAGCCGTCTGTGAGCCTAGATATATTTTTTCATTTTCATCTAAAGTAACACCAGCCAAAAACAGCATAGGCAAGCCAGTAAAGTGTGTGCCATATTCGTAATCAGCACTAACACGATAATGAGCAAGGTTTAAATCAACCAAGTCTAACAATGGTGGATATTCAGGATTAATGTCATTATCAAATGCACCAAATGAATAGAAAGGTATAAATGGTATTGGCCTGCCATTCATTAGTGGAATAATCACATCGCTGACCTGCTCAAGACCGCCATTGCCTTCACGATAAACAACTTGTGAATAAACACCATCAACTAATCTTAAAACACGATACTGAGTGCCATATTCGCTTTCATAAGCATCAACTGACTGTTCGTATTGTTCTGCCAATACAACTAATGTCGGTTGCATTGAGTTGTTAATGCGCTCAACCTTCCAGTTAATGATTGATTCAGTAGCGTAAAAACTGGCATACGGTCTAAGGTTTAATTGTGCTGCTGTTGCTGCGTTAGGTGGTCGTTCTGTTACTTGCGGAAACTCTACCAATACACCACAACGATATACTGTCAAAACTTCACGCAGTATCTTTTCTGCAAACGCATCAGTTGTTGTATCTTTTAAATCAAGGTCTTTGTATATGCGTTCAAATGAATCAGGATATTCGCTGTATGGCTCTTTGCGAAACACCATGCCACTCAAGCCGTCTAACGTGCGACCGCTAGCATTAAAATATGTTGCTCGCATTTTATAGGCTAGATAGTCTTGCGGTGTCTGACCAGCTAACACTGGCAAATAAGCTTGCCCTCGTTCATGCACTGCATATTGCCCTGCAAAAGCATCACGGCATTTCTGCCAGATAGGTTTCATCTTTTCGTATGTTGGGTGCAAGGTATTGATAGCCATAATCATATTCCCATGATTTTAGTTCGCATTATACTGCGAGATTGTATTGGATAGCGATACGCAATGAAATAGGTAGCACTATCAATTACATGGTCAAAGCCTGATGTTTTGTCTGGCTCGCCATTTTTATCGTATGCCTGACGCTCTAATGCTTCAACAAGTGAAGGGCAAGTGTCAGGATTAACACGATATTTTCTTGATTCTATCATGGAATTTGCAGATAAAACTCTATCTTTTACTGCTGGGTTTGCGTTATTTACTAAAATATTAAATCCATGATGCCGCAAAATAGCTATGTCAGATTCACTGGCATTTTGTGATTTACGGCTGTTGCCACTTGCATCAGGATAAATATAAATGGCATGGCCTTTATCTTTGTACCGTTCTTTTAACATTCTTGCGATAGTTGGGGTGTCAAAAACGCCAGTATATTCTTTGACTGCGTGCGGTTCGTTATTACGAAGAACATGAATGACTGCACTCATGTTGGTCACGTTAAAGTCCATGCCAATATGCAATGGCTCACCATCTTTTATCGTTTCAAATGTTTCATTTAGCTTGCGGTCAAATGTTGGATATACTGAACCTGCTGTTAAGTTTACAAACTCACCATCAAGATAAGCTGATAATAGATTGCTTGGGTATGTTTTTTTTAAGTTTTCAATGTAATCAGGCGGAAGATTTATTTCATTTTCATAAGTGCTAGCTTTGTAAATAACATAGCCGTCTTTTTTTTCTTTTACCCATCTATCGTAAACAAAGCGATAGCCTTCTGGAGTTGTTGCCACTGCAACGGTATTTTTAATGCCGCACTTTTGGCGATTACGAGCGATTACTTTATTCCAGACTTCTCTGGCTTTTTCTTTTTTAAGCGTATCAAGTTCATCAAGTATTGAGTGTGCAACTTCATAACCTACTATGCGTTCTGGGTTTTCCATTGTGCGAAACAATATGCGACCAGCGTTAGGAAACTCAATGTAAGATGATTGACGATTAAGTTTATATGCCCATTGTTTACGCTCGCACAGTTCTGGAAAGCGTTTAAAGGCAATATCTTCAACAAGTGGGTAAGTAGGTAAGTAGTAAGCAATGTCACAGTCTTTAAACATAGACTTAAACATCATCGCTCTAGCTATTGCGGCTGCTGTTTTTCCAGAGCCAAAGCCGCCAACAAATGCAGGAAAAGTTTCAAATGATGTGGCAAATGCTTTTTGTGTCTGTGTTAATGCCATTAAACAAAATCATCAGGCGATACGTTTGGCAATTCACTAAGAGTAACACTTGCTGCAACTTCTTGCTTATCTGAATAGCCATGTTTAGTTAAAATTAACTTAGTTATAGTTGAATTAAAATTGCCTTTTAGACCTTCATTTAACAATTTAGATTCTTGCAATTTCATAATTCCGTCTAAAATGTTCTGAAATTCTTCAGACTGTTTTGCATATTCATAAATATTATTTCTACCTTTTTCAGTATAACAAGCCAAACCAGCAATAGATGGTATAACTTCACCTACTGCTTCATAACCGCCATAAAGATATTCTTTAGCTTTCTCTAATGTTTCAGCTAATTGGCTTGGTCTACCTACTTTATTTTTTTGTGTCATTTAATTTACCTAATCATTCTCATGTCATCTTCAAATTTGCCTTTACATAAAGCAAAAGCATCATCCCAACGCATTTTATATTCTACATTGTTTTTATATTGCTCATAGTCTTTCATAAATTGGTCATAACTGCCACCTGCTGCACGACCACTAGCACACCCATGTTTAACTGCGTCTATCAATTCTTGCGGTGCGCCTTGAGCTTCACCAATTTGCTGAATCCTGTCACCTAACGACACACATCCTGTCAGCATCATAACTGATAATAATATTGTTGTTTTCATTTTAATCTCCAATGATTAAATTTTCGCTATTAAGACTGCGCCATAGTTTGGGCGAACCCTACAAATCTATCGCTTTACAATCCAACGTAATGTTTAGTGTTGCCACAGGTTGCGACTACCTACCCATACTCGCTACGTCTGTGTCTGTTCTAATCTCAGAACGATGGCTAGGTCTATGGCATCTCACAGCATCCGCTTTCAGGTATATCTATTATAAACATTATTTATAAATTATTTCAAACTAATTAATCAGACTAAGCGATTTTAAATTATGCTTATCTCTACATAAATCATAATGCAAATCTAAAAGTGCTATGGCCTTGCTAAACTTAGGCTCGTATATCTCATGCCTTGCTAAATGCCCGATACTTTGAGCATCTATGTTAGTTTTTTTAGATATTGCTTCATAAGTTAAACCAGCATTACGAAGGTTTAAGATTATTCTTTGATAATTAATTTTAATCATGCGAATAAATCCTGTGTCTGCTTGCTTAGTTCGTTGATATTCTTAACAGCTTGCTCAAAATATGACTTTTTGAGTTCACTACCAATAAACCTACGCCCCATTTTAACGGCCGTGTAACCTTCGCTACCAACTCCCGTAAACGGACTAAACACTAAATCATTAGGTGCAGTCCATAAATCTAAGGCGCGTTCAATAACATCAAGCTGCAATGGGCATATATGTTTTACATCATCATCTTCACGCGCATCACGAAAGTTTAATGTTCTCGATTGGTCAATATCAAACCATACTGGGCTTGCGTATTTCTGCCATTTTTCAACTGGAAACTCTTCTGCTGTATGTGATACAGGGTGAGGATTAACGCCATCTTTACGCATAATAACAAGATAATCTGCTAATCCTTGCCTACTCATTGCGCTGTCTTTTTTAATCGTTTTATGAAGCAATCCAAGCGCTTTAGTGCGCTGCATTGCGACTACTGGGTCTTTCCATATACAAACTTCACTATGATATATCCATCCTTTTTCACAGAATAATCTAATCAACTCACCGCGAAAATCACGAATGCCGATAAACCCATCATTTACTTTGCTAGTAGGCAAGTTCATGCAATGCACAGCCATCAATCTGCCTGGCTTTGTTATTCTTAACATTTCATCTACCAAGTAACCAAAGTGCTGATAAAAGTCTGAATGGGTTTTACTGTTACCCATATCGCGGTCACTGTTTGAGTAGGTAAACAATGAAGCAAAAGGCGGTGAGTAAATTGTAAAGTCTATGCTATCTGATTCAATCTCACGCGCTAAATCAATACAATCTGCGTTATGCACAGTCCAGCCATCGCCATGATATACATCACGCACATAATCATCTTTTTCAAGAATTGCGCCAAATACTTCTTTTTTCATTGACTCGCTCATATGTTTCACCATCTCCATGCCCATTTGATTATTCTGCTCTTCTTTGCGTTTAATGTTAGCAACTACCGCGCCTTCTGATTCTGCACTTACTACGTGTACGTTGACTTCTTTTTCTTGACCGAAACGATAGAACCTGCGAATAGCTTGATAATACTGCTCCCAACTGTCTGATAAACCTACAAAAACAGTGTTATGGCAATTTTGAAAGTTCATGCCAGCACCTAGAATTTTAGGCTTGCTAACCAATACGCGCAGATTGCCATTTAAAAAGTCATGCACTGTTTTTTCTTTATGCTCAATAGTATCTGAACCTGACACATCAACCGCGCCATTAATTAACTTGCATAGCTTTTCAGCCTCTTCGTTACGGTGACACCATAAAACAAACTGCTCATCGCTTGCATTTACAATTTCAGCAACTTTAGCCACGCGGTCATCTATTGATTCTTTACGTGCTTTGTTACGTTCGAGCAAGCCAGTAGCAATATCAGCAAATAAGTCAGTAGTCGGTTCTGATTCAACTACGTGTTCAATCATGTTTAATGGCGGCAATATATAAGCACTACCATCAAAACCTAAATCAGCAGGGCTTCGGATAACAACTGACCATGTAGCTAACCATTCCCAAAATTTAGTGCGACCATGCCCTTTTAATATCCATGTTCCAGTATCGCCAGCATCATTGATAAAGTAAGTAGCTAGCATTTCAGCCATTCCCATAATGCCTAAAAACTCGCACTGGTTGCCTAATTCCATAAAGTCATTGGGTGAAGGCGTAGCAGTACAACTCAAACGATATGGCACTTGCTGACACGCTTCAATCATTGAATTTCTAGTTTTTCCGTCACGGTTTTTTAAAATGCTAGACTCATCAAGTACAACGCCTGCAAATTCTGACAAATCAAAATGCTCTAGCATTTCATAGTTTGTGATATTGATTCCGTCTTTTATATTTTCACCGCTACGGCAATAATGAATATCAATTCCAAACTTCTGCCCTTCTCGCACTGTTTGTTGCGCTACGCACAAAGGCGCAAATATAAGCACGTTGCCATTAGTGTGATTAACAACTTCCTGCGCCCATGAAGTTTGCATTAAAGTTTTACCAAGTCCAGTATCAGCAAATATAGCTGCACGACCTCGCTTTAATGCCCACTTAACAATTACACGCTGGAAATCAAACAAGTTAGAATTAAGTGCATTTTCATCAACGTCAAATCCGCTAATGATTGGGACTATTTTTTTTGCCTCTATAAATTCTTCGTATTTCATCATATCTCCAATGTTTAAACCGTAACTTATTATAATTTAATTTTACAATTTATTGCAAACTATTTTTTAACATTCAATAATCATTTTCGCTTCATTTCCATATCCGCGCATAATCGTTATAGGTTCAAATTGCTTGTCATCAATGTTTAATGCTTTGGCTATTCCATCAATGGCAGCTTTACTTGCGCTTAACAGATTATCTAAATCACGTTTACGCTTATCTGACTGCATAAAAGTTATTTTTAAAGGTAACGTATCGGCAGGTTTAAATTTTCCGTTTACGCGCTCTGTAAATGCTATTGTGAAGGCTTCTAGCATTACTTCATTTTTAATCTTTACTGTTTTTGCCCAATGTTGACCATTTTTGCGATTAGGCATAAGTTCAGAGCGTGGATAACTTAACTCAATAATCATAATAAACCTTTATCTATTAGCCTAAGCTGCGTTTCAATCATGCCTTCGTAATGCGCTAATTTTAAGTCTGTAATGCTTAAATCTGTTTTTAATCGCCTATCAACTGCATCATGGCAATTTGAGCAAGCATAAGCGCCATGTATATCTGATACTTTTTGCGCCATGCCATGCCCGAACCTAACGCCATTTATGTGAGCAAATACTACGGTTTCGTTATTGTGATTGCATATATTAGGCAATCTGATTGTGCAACTTTCACCTTTTGCGCTTTGTGTAATTTTACTCATGATAAACTTTCAAAGTAAAATCCATTTTCAGCAGCATATCGCAAGCAATTTTCCATATAAGCCGCCATTTCTGCCGTGTTAAGTTTAGCGGTGCTTAGTAGCCTTTTATGGCTTTCACCGTCAATCTCGGTTATCTCGTACAAAAACTTATACCGTAAAATGTCATGCGAGAAGTCTTTATCATATCCAAAGTGATTGCCAAATTGCGTTACAAATTCCCAATACAGTGCATTTGCGTTTTGGCTGCGTTTACTTTTACGCTCTGTTACATTAGCAACATAATCACCAGTTTCAACAAGCTGTGTTACCTTGCTTATGAAGTTAGGTAGATTGTGTTTAGATAGGTGAAAGTTTTTAATCATTCCGCAAACAATCCAAAATTAACTGGCTGCTGTATATTCATAGAACAATTTAAAATATGTAAACCTAGCTCTGGGTCTACCATGTTACGCAATGCTTTTCGTTTGTCTTTGATTTTCGTTTTATCAATATTAAATCCATAAACTTCACCATAACCTTTTATTTCACTGTGTTTTCTATCATCAGTTACTTGAAATCCATGAATATTAAAATTACACCAATAATAATGCCTGTGAATTTCTGCATCAGGCGGTATTAATGGCGTGTAATATGGCTTAACGTTTTCAATAACAAATTTACATTGAACCGGCGCAAAGTTTTTAAGCAATATTATTTCTTGATACAAGCTCATGTCAGGATAAACCGCCTCGTATTGACCAGCATGAACTCCACACCGCCTAATATCTGAATGACTTGGGCATGGTGGACTTGACCAAATAAAATCAAATTCTTTGTAATGGTTAAGCAAATATTCGTGAGCATCGGCAACGATTACCTTGTCATTAGGAAAATATGATTTATAAACGTCAGACGTTGCCTTGTCATACTCAATAGCGGTTATATCATGTTCATCACCCCATAACTTCCGATTTCCTCCAATACCAGCATACAAATTTAATATTTTCATTTTCACTCTCCACAATGTTCTCTATGCAACTCAATCAACTTAGCCCCTAGCTTATAGTTTATGTCAGTTTTTACGCCATATCGTGCCATTTTTTGCAGCCTGTAAGGTCTAACGTTAATCTCTCTAGCTATCTTTGCTAGTGGCTTATAGTTGCGTCTAAGCTGAATTAATATTATTTGCCAATTAACCATCAACAACCGCTCCCAATGCCTCACGCGCATAACGTAAACTAATTTCAGGATATGCGCTAGGGTTAGCAATTATTTTGCGTGCCCACGCTTTCATATCTCGTTTAGGCTGCGTCATTTTTTCTACCGCCTCTTTTACTTCCATTGCATGACGGTGATTTTCAGCTTTAGCCAACGGACTTGGTAAACGTGCAAAGATTGTAGGCTTTGGCTTGCATAATTCAATGATGTCTTTAACAGTTGGAAAGTGTTTACTTGAATCAACCCAAGCATCAAAAGCACCGCTAACAGTTTTTAAATCATATTCGTTAAGCTTTGAAAACCAGTAGCGCAAAGTGTCTTTATCAAATTCTCGATGACTAAAACTTGAGCATACAATTTTCATCATTAAAGCAAATTCTTTTTTGTCATTGTCAGTCAAAATGGCTCTCCTTCAATTTCAGCATCAGGCTCATCTTTCCATCTCCCCTCATTTAAATATGTTGTTGGATTAGGTATATATCCATCACGCCATTTTTTACTTTCTATTTGCCATGACAACGCAAACATAACATCGTCAATTCTAGGTTTTTTAGATTGCCATATTTTTATTGCTTTATCTTTTCCTACTTTTTTTGGATAAGCTTTCCAAAAAACATCAAAATCTGAAATTGATTTTTTAGTCACTATATTTGAATCAGGAATCAATGAATCAGGAATCAATGAATCAGCAGGAGTGAAACTGTTATTTAACGGTTTATTAACGGTTAAACCGCAAGTGCTTGAATTTTCATCAAATTTTGGATATACAGAATCTTTTTCAGTATGATGTGGATTTTGATGTTTTTCAAAATTAATAATTTGAATTAATGCTAAATCTCCAACAATGTAACGATAGATAAACCCTAACCGTGACAACTCGGTTAGATAACCGTTAATATCTACATTTTCACGGTATGGAAACGTTTCTGCTTTAATCCTTAACGGTCTATCCTCAAGCCTTCCAGCTTTATCAGCTAAACACCAAAGACTTGTAAAAAGAATAGTAAGCATAGGGTCTGCCACCCCAAGCAATTCATTTTTAAACAATGATGGTTTTATATTTCTAGCGCGAGCCATTTAAAACCTCCATTAATTCATCTAATGCTTGATTAAACTCACTCCAATTTCTACAATCTTTTGCAAGTTCTTTTAATTCATCTAAATCAACACCAATTTCGTATGCTGATTTTAGTTTTTTAACTAAAGCATACTCATTGCAATAAGCATATCTATTTTTGCATATACCTTTTATGTAATGAATTTGTCTTAAATAATCAGGCTGAGTATTTATATTGCATATTCCACTAATTTTGTTAAATGCTAAATTTACACTGTCATAATCGTATGGCTGGTCTTTAACTTCAATTAAATATTTTTTTGATATTTCTATTGAATCTAAAACTACATTTAACCCAAATTTTTTTAT